TACCATCGGATTGGAGGTTATCGTCGGCTATTCTGTTTGCCTCGTCCTTGGTGCAAGCGGTATATTTACCAGCGATTTGCTTATAACTGATAGTCTTAGGAGTACAGTTGCTAGGACAGTTCGTAGCCTTGACATTTCCCCATCGGTCATCATTGCCAACCTTAGAAGGACATATCCTAGCATCAACTAAATTTTGTAATGCATCCTTGTACTCTTTATACTTGTTATAAGCTTGTTCACTAGCCAGATTCGATGAAGAAGCACAAAATTCACCAGCGCTAACCACCTTAATAGGGCTATCAGGAACACATACATCACCGCATTCGCCCGAACATCCCTTACATACCTCATTGGTATAGATAGTGTAGTCATGTGGATTACAGCAATGTTTACCACCATTCTGCCAATATCCTGTAGGATCGCACTCGCTAGAATAATGCTCCTCGCTATTACCATTATTACACCTACTATTATCCATATGGTATGTATTATCACATCCGCATCCACAAGACCTTGAATCGGACTCAACCAACTCATCTTGATTTGGGGCTGAAGAGCAAGGATTGGTCTGATTCCTACTCCTACGATAATCGCATCCACTACAATAATAATTCCAATCATCATAAGATGGGGTATCATCGTCATCGGCGCAATCACCATTCTTATTAGCGTAAGCTTGAGCGGCGGTCTTAGTCGCCGTATCATTCTTGAAAGCGTTTTGAACCTTGCTGTCGGCATCCGCCTGAGATACGGTAGATGTCAACGCTGACAATCCTAAGGCACTATAAGGAACGGATAGAGCGACACCATGTTTACATGTACCACAATTATCCTTATAAAATGTAGCGCTTCCAGTACCGGTCCATACACAAGTTCCATGTTGGTTAGCGTAATCCTGTCCCTTCTGGTCTAAGATCTGCTCGGCCTTGCTTCTGGCATCAGCCAAAGAAACCTTGCTGGTGATAGGCGTACCGCCGTTAACCTGCGTAGAGGTCACTGTTATTCTCTGACCAACCCCGCTTCCGGCGCAATTGTTCCTATAGAAGTCACGGCTTGCCACGTAAGTCCATGTACATCCTCCATTCTTATTGGCGTAAGCCTGACCATCAGATCCACGAACCGCGTTCTCAGCCTTCTTGTTGGCGTCAGCCAAGGAAACGGTGGAGGTGTACGGGTGTCCCGGAAGCTTGCTGCTACTTACGGATACCATGTCGCCCACGCCGCCGTCAGCGCAATTGTTCTTCCTAACCTGTCCGGTATAGCTTCCTGTCCACGTACAAGTACCCCTCGAGTTAGCCACGGCCTGACCCTGAGAGTTCACGGCGGCCAATGCCTTGGCGTTAGCGTCAGCTTGGGATACACATGACTTAAACTTACCATCAGAGCTAGGACTTGGATCCGTAACATCATTCTGAGTTACGGTAACAGAGCTTCCAACTCCACCATCCGCACATTGACGGGTAAAGGCCTTGGATGCCGTACCAAACCAGAAACATGTATTATTACCACCAGCTATATACCGCTCTTGATTATCAGGATCAGTATAACAGGTATTGGTGTTACGTTGATGTAATTGAGAGATACAGTCCTTACATACGGTCTCTATAGTCTCCCATACCGGTTGCTCGGTCTTCGTATGGCACGTATCATCATAGTTCTTGTTGACGAACGCCTGACCCATTCTGTCGATATAGGCCTTAGCCAAAGCGTCTGCCTCTTCCTGAGAACGGGTTGAGGTAAAGAACTGACCCATAAGATCCGGGGTTACGGTGATAGGATCGGCGTACTGACAAGTAGGACACTTAGGAGTGAACTCCTTGCTATAATTACCTACATATATCTTCAGTTCGTCGCAAGTACCACGATCGTTGGCTATAGCCTGACCTTGCGCCTTGACAGCGGCCTTGGCAAGCTCATCGGCGGCGAACTGGCTCTCGTATGAGTAGAACGGACCTCCGGTCACGTCAGCCTCGGTCACGGTAACCGAAGACGGGATAAGACCAGACGGACAATTATTCTTCTCGAACGCCTCGCTATAATGACCGGTGTACTTAGGAGCCTCATGGCAAGTACCACGCTCATCGGCGATCTTCTGGCCTTGATTCATGACAGCGGCCATAGCGACTAAGTTAGCCTCATCTTGTGATACGCAAGACTGGAACGGATGACCTTCCACCATATCTTGTGTCACGGTGAACGGATCTCCTACCTGATTAGCGCCACAATTGCTCTTCGTGAACTCGAAGCTAGCCTTACCGGTATACATAGTAGCGTCAGAACAAGTACCCTTGGTGTTAGCCAAAGCCTGTCCTTGAGTCTGTACGGCGGTCATAGCCATAGCGTCAGCGGCGGTCTGGGAGTCGTTAGACTGGAATGGGTGTCCTTCTACCATATCTTGGGTAATCGTCACCTTAGATCCGATCTTACACTCACCACAGTTGTTTCTCGTGAATTCCAAGGAAGCACGGCCGGTGTACGTACAAAGGGCGTGGATATTGGCAAGGGCCTGTCCTTGGGCGTCAACGGCGGCCTTGGCCTTGTTATTGGCATCCTCCTGAGATACGGTAGACGTGAACGGATAACCGTCAACCATCCTATCATTTACCGTATAAGTACCACCAGTTCCAGTACCACAATTGTTACGGGTAAACGTACGTGTATAAGTACCGGTATATACAGGCACCTTCTCGCACTTACCTTTCACGTTAGCCACATCCTGACCTTGAGCCTCGACGGCGGCCTTAGCCTTATTGTTGGCGTCTTCCTGAGATACGGTAGACCTGAAATCTCCTGTCACCATAGTCTCATCCACGACAACCTTGGTGCCGTATTGGGTCTCATCACAGTTATTACGAGTGAACTCCTTATTATACCTACCGTAGTAGATCGTCTTCTCCTTACACTCACCTTCTAGGTTGGCTTGTTGCTGGGCGTTAGCCTCAAGATCGGCCTTAGCCTTATTGTCAGCATCCTCCTGAGAGATAATAGAGAAGTACTTACCAGCGGCTACAACATAAGTATAAGGTTGACCGATATGGAACTCATCGCAATTGTTTCTAGTGACTGTCTTCTCCATCCTTACGTTATAGTAGACGTTAGTCTGACAGTCGCCACGCTCGTTGGTGATAGCCTGACCTTGCGCCTCGACAGCGTCCTGCGCCAGCTTGTTGGCGGCATCCTGAGATACCGTAGAAGTAAACGGATATCCAGAACACATCTTCTCGTCCACGGTGAAGTCAACAGGAGTAGAACCCTCAGGGCAGTTGGTTCTCTGGAATACCTTAGAGTACGATCCGGTAAATACCGGTATCTTCTCACAGTTACCCTTGATATTCGCTATATCCTGACCTTGAGCCTCGACAGCAGCCCTTGCTAGGCTATTAGCGTCTTCCTGAGACACGATGGATCTGAAGTCCCCTGTAACCATCGTCTCGTTAACAACCACATCAGTACCGTATTGGGTGGAGTCACAATTGTTACGGGTAAAGGTCTTGCTAAACTTACCATAATAGATATTCTCCTTAGGCTTACACTCACCCTCCAAATTGGCTTGTTGTTGACCGTTCTTCTCAATATCCTCAAGAGCCTTCCTATCGGCGTCCTCCTGAGAGATGGAAGATACGTACTTGCCCTCAGGAATGATATAAACATATTCCTGACCGTCACTGAACTTATCGCAATTATTACGTATAAACGTCTTTCTCTGCTCCTCGTTATACCAGATATCGGTTATACACTCACCATGCTCGTTGGCGTATTTCTGACCGTTCAGGGCTATATCCTCCATAGCCTTGGCGTCTGCGTCCTCCTGCGAAATAAACGACTTGTAAGTCCTTTCCTCGACCGTATACAACACCACCGATCCATGCTGGTTGGCCAGACAGTCGTCCTTGGTGAACGGCTGAACCATCTTGATATTATAATAAACGGGCTTGGCGTCCTGAGCTATCATATACTCCTTGACAATATTACCGTCCTTTGACGTTATACGGAACTTAGCCGTACAGATCTGACCGGTATAATTAGCCTTGTATACGATATTAAGCTTATTATCGCCTACCCCATGGCTCTTGTCGTTAATGGCAAAGCAATTACCCTCGACACAATTCTTATCTATTTCCCTTGCCATATTATCCTTCAGTTATTCTCCATGAAACATCATCTCCGGCCTCTACCCTCACGATTTGGGTATCACCATCCTTATTAAGCGTCAACCTTTGCGGATCCACGTTGAAGGGTGGTTCCGGTTCCGGCTCACTACCATCACCGCAAGTGCAACATACCAGCTCGATATCATACTCGGTATTGGACTTGATATCGATGACAACCTGACCGTTCTCGCTAGTCACGTTATCGAAGTCATGATCAAGTATGATATAAGGTATATCATTAGGCTGTTGATTGATATTAACAACCTTACCGTTCAAGACAAACATCTCATGATGCTGTTCGTTATCCATATTCTTAGGCATAGCTATGACAAAGCTAGCCTCATACAAATCAGTGGCTCCGGGATCCTCAGGATCGGCATACACTATATATCTGCTATCCTCTTCCGGGACCTTCATGGATAAGCCGTTCACGTTCATGGAGACTATATAAGACTTGCTCACCGAGCCACCAAGGGTAAGGCAGGAGGCCTTGACCGAGGCGGAGTTAAGCTTGGCGTTGATGACCGCCGTCCCGCCCTCCATATCGAACATGATATTGGTCGGATCCACGCTTACCCGCTCCATGCCCTTCTGGGTTATGGTAGCGAGCTTCGTAACCTTGCCTTTCTCGACCGCTACGTAAGTCTCCCTAGGCAACCTACCCATCCATCCCGGCTCTACCTTAATAGCCACCTTGTCGGGGCCGGTACCGGAAATCTTGTCGTAGGACACCCATGAGGAGCCTTGCTCGATCTTGGCAAGAATATCTTTTAAATTACTAGCCATATCAATCCGCTTGCGTTATAGTCCATTTATCACTCTTGCCGACAATAATCTCAAGGATCTTCTCTCCACCCTCAGGAGGATACTCGAAGTTAGTAGGCTTAATCTCAAACACGCTGGCGCCTCCACAACCAAGATCACAGATCATATCCGGCAACCATCCCTCCTCAAAAAACCGTTCTATAAGCTCCCTGACAGCCTCTGAAAAAGAATCAAGCTCTAACCTGTCTACGGGGAGAGATCCCTTCTTGAGGGTCTCACCACATACCCAGCCGTCACAATCGGAAGCCAAGACCGTATCGTACACTCTCTTAGCCATAACAAGAAGTATTTAAAATATTACTATTCAATGTAGTATATACGATATTAACATCAGTGAACTCATCACCCATGCAATATTTCTTCTTAAACTTAACGGACCTACCAGAAACGACATATCCGTCATTAGGGACGATAGTACCACAATAGGTAACGCTGAGCACATTCAACGGCTCGTATCTTAACCTGACAGCCTGAACACCCTTGAACGAGTCACGTTGGATGGATGCCGTGGCACCAGATACGGCAACCAGCTTCCTTACCAGAGACTCGATTACGCTATTCATGCTATCACCGTTCCTGATATCTGCCTCAGGGAACGACTGACCGTCATATATGATCTGGGAACTGTAGATACTACACTCGTCCCCAGGTCTATATTCCGGCTTACATGGATTACAATTATTTCTCATATCAAATCAATTTGTTGATCATTCTTCTTAATTCAAGTATCTCAGCATCCCTATCCCGTATAGCCTTTATCATAGCGTTAAGGGTATCGGACATATCGCAATTAGGGGATAATCCCAATGATTCCACACGTACCTTATCACCGGGGTAAATACAATCGGTACTCATGTACGTAGAGCACGGTACTTTCGTGTCGTCTATAGTAGGCCTATATTGTTTTTTGTTGCAACCGTTCATCACCAAACCTCCTCTTCAGTTCCGCTATCCCCGCCGCTACCACCGGCGTTGACAAGCTCGTTTATAATCTTCTTCAAATCCAGAACCTCACGATGGTATAAATCTATCTGCTTATCCCTAGACGCTATAATACGCCTCAATGAGTCTATAACGACAGAAATGTCATTACCTTTCTCTATACCATCCGCCACCAACTCATCGCCTGAGTATAAGACACATTTATCATACAAGGTTATAGGACATCCATAACCAACACAAGGTTCGTCCTGACAATCCCGATCGCAAGGATCACAAGGATCGTTAGGGCATTTGTTAAGAAACCTGTCTATCTTAACGCCATGACAACACTCTTCGGGACGTTCCCTTGAATGATCATGGCAACAACCATTTGTACTACACATATTAATAATGTTATTGTTTTCAACAAAGATACAGATTTGATTTAATAACAAGATAACACACTCCATTAAACAATATAGGGAATACGACATTCGTATCCCCTATATCTGCGAATTATAACAACGAAATAAAATCAAGACTTCAATTTAAGAACAGGATTACCCCATCTTTCTTTCCATTGCCTTCCCAAATCATTTATAACACCATTGTAATCTTTTATATATCCAGCCTTAATAGCATAAGATATATTCCTTTCTATTGATACTATCATATCCAATTCTTCAAAAGAAGCTCTATTCCTTATCCCTTCCTCATGCACGCCAAACACGACGAAATTTATACCCTTGGCTATCCTTGATAACAACTCCTTTAAATTACTTTTATCACTTATAAGTGAAGATACACTACTGCACATCTCTATATAAGCATCACCAGCGGCATTTCTTGTCCCTACAACATTATCAACAAACCACATTACAACATCAGCGCAAACCTCAGGACTCATCTCCATGGCTACCACGAGAAAAAGATATGGATTCATATACCACATTTGACCATCCCCCTTACCTTTTCGACATGCTAATCCCATTTTATTTAAATCGCTAAGATTTAGAGCCTTATTTTGTAGGCTGATATTTATCCGCTTACATAAATCCCTGTTTTCCAGCCTACTAATTATCTCCCTGCATTTTTCCTGAAACCCATCATACTTAATGATATCATTAAGCTTCTTGGGAGACAGCCCCTTTTTAAGCCTATCATCAGACAAAACCTTCATGGCTAAAGTGATATTAACAAAACCATTATCACTAAGCGCCGGTATGACAACGCCCATCAATTTCCTGTCGGAAGACTTGATTTCAACCCTACTTTTCATAACTTTGAACAATATTTTAAATTAAACATAATACCTATCGGTTCGAGATGAATAGATAGGTATGCAAATATAAAATATATTCAACATACAAACAAGTGAATCACAGTATATAAACTTAATACCATTGATATATATACAAAAAAAATGGAGGAGATACACGATCCCCTCCAAGCACTAATCTATAAATTATGGAAAAACAAAAAAAGGTATTATCACCAATAACACTGATCTTCTTGATCGATATTCTCAATCCATTTCTCACACTCAAGATTAAGATCAGCGTATTCCTGTCCCTCTACCATCAAGACCTCACGAGCCTTGGCGTTGGCATCCTCAACCGATATCCATGACCTAAACCTGTTGGCTTTGATAGAGTAATATACTTTACCGGACTTATATCCGAACGGACATACCTTCTCAAACCAATCACCGATCTTCGTATTATAGAATACAGGTGAACAACTACCCTCGGCGTTAGCCTTCTCCTGACCTTCTTTCATAAACTTCCTATAAGCTAACGTATCGGCGTCTATCTGGGATATATCGGATATGACGGCTCCGGCTGGTAATTCATATACAATACCTTCCTTGCCTGATGTGCCAGCCTCGCAGTCGTTCTTGTAAAACAAGCCACGAAGAGGCTGTGAGGCCCAGTCCTCGCAGCAAGCCCCGACGGAGTTGGCCTCCCCCTGCCCGATCCGTCCAAGCTCCACCCTAGCCTTATCATTGGCATCTTTCTTGGATACGTAAGAGACAAACCTACCTTCCTCTATACATACCTGCTCCTTGGATCCCTTACCGCTTACGCAATTGTTCTTGATAAACTCATCGCATACCTGATCATTATACCATACAGCCGGTATTATGTCGGCATATGTATTGGCGTAGTCCTGACCGTTGGCTTTGATATCATCTTCAGCCTTGTTGTCAGCCTCCTCCTGCGTATCGCCAAAATAGACGTTGGCCGGGACCCTGTAGTCAACAGAACCGCCCACGTACCCGGCAGGCGGGTTGTTTCTGGTGAACGTCCGAACTATTTCTTTGTTACCGTATATCATTGTGATTCACTTTGTCGCAAATATAGATATTTTACCGATATGAGACACATAACCGTAAATGCAAATATGCAGTTACCTGATTATCAGTTTTTGGGCAAAAATGGAATTAATTATCCCAATGACTAAATGACTCCGATCCGGCAAAAACGCCATAATCCCTGAACATGCCTCCACATAATATGAAATCGCTTTTCTTACTACCGTTTATAGATGACAATATATACCGGTAACCCTTTCCTGTTATATAGATAGTCCTTGCATATACAACCTTTCCGGATTCCGTACATATATTCTTATCACGATAATGAGCAAACCCTTTCCTTACAGCATTAGCCGTAATCTCCCAATCTCCATTAACCTTAACCCTTTTGACTATTATCTTTATCTTAACAAGAAAATCTCGTAAACATTTATCGCTTATAATTATATCATTCTGCTCAAGCTTCTTGGCTAAATCCCTTACCAGCAAATCTGACTCTCCAGACATGATAAACGACTCTGAAAATTTTATATCCTCTTTCTTCGACTCAAGAACCTTAGCCATCTCCTCGGCTTTGGCCCTCTCCTCTAACGCCAGCTTCTCGGCGGCTACCCTGCCACGATATTCCTTAGCCCAAGCCTCAGCAGCGGCGGGAGGATCATTAAAATCAGGAATCACGCATTTGCCTGTAGTGAGAAGCTCTTTAATTCTGTCCAAACACCATAACCTAAAATCAACGCTAAGCCACTGAGCGAAATCCAAAGCCAGATCCTCACACATCCATGTGCCAGGATTAACCGTACCCCTGATAATCGTAACAGGCTGAAAATCAGCATTACCATATTTTCTGGTAATGGCATTAATTAACTCATTTACAGAAGATAACGATAAATAATCATTTGGTCTCTTTTTAAACGGCTTCGCCATTTCGGTAGCATTCACATAAGTGATACCGTTCTCTGTTTTGAAAGTTATATCATTACCATTGTAGCTAAATATTGTAGATAATCCGTTTTCGTTGGATTTAGACGCCAAAATCCTACTACTATTATTCATAGAATCATTGAAAATAATTATATTTGCACTCATAATAAATAACCTATGTCCATTACATCGTGAGATATGATGGACATACAAAAATAGCCAATCGAATCGTCTATGACAAATCAATTGGCTATTTTTTATATCTAACACATAAAGATATTTTACAACTTACAAGAGTATCTATCTAACCTACTTATTTAGAAGACTCCTTACAAATTGGATACTTGATTTACAGTAGCTTAACATCTAGCAATCCTCATAAATCAATATCTATACATATGATTATCACCATCGTCCATTTTTGGACTATGGCTCGTTACTCACGACAAATCTTATCCTCCAAAGCATAAAGAACTTTCGCTACGGTCTTATCGCCACTTACCTTCACGCAAGACTCACCAAGATCCCGGACATCTATAGCCTCCCTAATACGGGTAAGCTCGTCATATATCTCCTCTATCACATCAGAGATCATAACACACTCATCAGAGTCCTTATGCTTTGACCACTCTGGTAGATCACCCTCATAAGGTACGCAAGTGGACGGGGTTATATGTGAACAACTGTATTTTCTCATGCCAGCAACTTATTAACACGTTCCTTTAACGATCTCACCTCATCCGGGCATAACCCGCAATCATTATCACATAATGACCTTTGCAGACGAATTATCTTACCCCAATAGGATATATCGGGCTTGTCCCCGATCCTATACCTATGGTATCTCATGTATCTACCCCATTGACAAGACAGCCATTCGTCTACGACCTTACATAGATCTATTCTATCAAGGTTTGATATGCTCTGCGCGCCCATCGAGAATCTCCTTTCTCATTTCCTGTACCTCCTCGTCAGGCGGGCATCCATATGGCAGGTTCTTGATCCATTCACGGATCTTTTTCTGCATATTAAGATAAGATACACCAACGCCATCACCCTTAGTACGAACTTGCTTATATATACTAACCACGTCACGCTCCATGGTCTGCAACGGATCTTGCATAACCATACAACCAGCGGTACTTCTAGAAGCGTACTCCATATCGCTAACAGCAGTAGAAGAAGAATGATTCATCATGCTTCTCTCAATCCTTTCCCTCTCGGCCTTTAACGCCTTTTCCTTACAAGTATTACAACCCACGACTAAATATTTTTATGTTTAACAATCCACGCAATTGGTAGCCATCTCAAGAAGCTCTCCGACACGATCAATAATCTCATGGGCGGCCCTTATGTTATCCAACCTGACATTCGCCTCGGCTACGGCCATAAGTGTCTCCATCTCCTGTATCTTGCCTATAAGGTCCTTATCCATATCCTCACACAAGATATCAGTCTTGATCCATAGCCGGTCAAGACGCCTGCGTATAAGATCCGTCTTAAGATACTTGCGACTGAAATTGTAAGTAGAAGGGCTACCTATGATCTTAATATCATATATACCGTCTGGAAGATCAAGATACTTGACATTACAATCATCGTAATTAAAACAATTGAGACCTAGTGTTAGGCTGGTAAAGGTATTGACCTGATTCTTGCCAAGAAACAACGTAACGGGGTCGGACATCCCAGGGGTAGTGATCTCGATGATCGCCTTCCTGTCCTCCAGCAGCCCCCACTCGGACTCATCCAGCACCTGCAACACCTTGGGATCACGTGTCTCTAGCACCTGAAACGATAGCCTAATATCATTCATATTAACCTTCTTATCGTACCGGCACAAGCTATCGTCATAACGGGCTTGCATATCAAGATCCGGGATATCGGTATAATATGTCTTGACCTCATGCCCGTTGATAAATACCGATGTTATCTGGCAAACATGAGACCTAGCGACATCAAAAAACACCATCCTTACATTACCCTCATAATCAACGCCCGATGTCGGGTATGTCAATATCTGGGTATTATACTCACCATCGTTACGTCTAGCCACGACAGTAATAACGATAGGTTTCTCTATATCGTAATCATCCATGATAATCCTAACGGCGAACTTATCATGAATTATCTTCGGTATGATATTGATCTGATTCATTCGTATTTCTTTTTCACAAAGATAACTATAAAGACGAATCTTGAAAAATAGATCCAAAAATAATGATGAACGAATATATTATCAAGAAAAATGGATATATTCGCGCCATGGTCGGTTGGATGAGTGGTTTAGTCGGTGGTCTGCAAAACCATATACCTCGGTTCGAATCCGGGACTGACCTCATATTTGCAATTCTTTTCTGGGGTGATAACCAATAGGTGTATGGGGTTTCTTGTACACCTATTATTTTATCAATCTGAATCTTTTCAACAACACGAATAATACAACCAATATACCTAAGATCGACATAAAGATAATAGCCATCGGCCACCTTGATTCCTCCTTATCGTCTACATCCTTGGATTTGATATCTATCTTATTGTCCAGATCCTTTATATCATTCCTTGTCTTATCAATGCCAATGGAATCGGCTGTCACCGTGCTATCCCGCCGGCCGATGACGATATGAGCGTCCGTCTGGGAGGACACGGGTCGCTCCCCAGTGGATGGGTCCACCTCCTTCGTAGTATCGAATTTCCTCTCAGTTATGACAATATTAGCATTAAGATCAGATGTCCTGATCTCCACGATCTTCCGGTCCATGACCTCATCTATCATCGTCTCTATCCTGCTTATCAAACGATTATCTATAGACGTGTCGCTAACCTGCCTCCTGCTTCCACAAGAGGACAGGAATAGCGACAGACCTAAACAAAAAACAGCCTTAAGACTTATCCTTAACCTTATCATCAGCAATCTTCTTTATATCGTCAAACATCTCGTCAGGTATGTTTTTAGAGAAGCCAAACATCTTGAATACGTTTATCCTCTTGAATACGGCCTTGAACACTTTCACCAAATAAGCGTCAGCGAAAGCATCCCCTATCGTATTCAAGAAAAGCATCACATATCCAACAAGGGCTATATACACCCCATATTTGGTAACGGTAAGTATCATGCTAGCCTCCTCCTCGATCGGGTATAACGTCTTATATATAACACATAATGTCATTACTATAAAACAAGACAAAGCGAACTCCTTAAGAATATCAGTAAACCTGACCTCCCTAAACCATCTCTTGAAACTAAACCTCCTCCTACGGCTTCTACGGAGCTTCCAGCCCCTTACGCTTTGCGCTAACCTAGCCAAAAAATTCGCTATTAATACTATAAGTAATACAGTCAATAAATGATGCACTGGCTGGAAGTAAGCCCAACAAGAAGCACCATACGCAAGCGCTATATTCCATAAAGCCCCCACTCGCTCTATCATGTCTTTGTCTTTCATTTTATACCATATACGCAAAGTTAACCACTATACCGTTAAGTACCTAAAACACCACGGCGTGTATACCGTTCCTCGTATCAAGGCTGTCAAAATGCAACCAACCCACCTTCCCTTCAAGCCGGAAAGGATATGGTAACATATCTTGATGATCCAAAATCAAGCCTCTGGCCTGTTCCGCCGTCATTGACTTGACATCGAAATCCCCAGCCTTACCCAACACATGAGCGGATAGATAAACATCTTTCTTATCCTTAACTATCTGGCAGATGTTGCATCTAAGACCACGTTGGGAAAACTGCCCCTGCTTGTCCCAATTATTACAATACATAGGCTGTTTAATTATATCCCTCCGTAATATAAGAAGATTATGGAGAAACGCTGTATCAAGAAACTGCCACGATCTGTCCTTCCACTTATTATATGTATGAGGACATACCAATTCCACTATATCAAAATACGAACCTAGTTCTTTTATGATATCATTTCTATTCATGTTATCCATTTTTAAAATAATGTAAAATAATAATACCACGATAACCTGATCCTCCTCGACCGCTCGTAGCCCCACTATTAGAAGCTTTAGAGGCTCCTCCTCCACCACCTCCATAATAAGTGGCATTACCTCCATTTTTGCCATTAATAATAACACCCTCAATATCCTCGACTCCAGCTCCATCACCTCCCCCGTGATTTCCGCCTTTCCCTCCGGATAAAAAGCCCATATCCCATCCTCTTGTATAAGCTCCCGATCCACCACCAGCGCCCATAGGATAAGGATATCGGTCAGGATATTTGTTATTAAAAACATATGATCCATCTTGCCCTGGATTTCCCGGGGAAGGATCATGACCATCCCCTTCAACTCCATATCCGCCTCTTCCACCTTTACCGGCAATAGCCTGATATATACCGAATATACTATCACCACCTATATCTCCGACAACCACCCTATATGTAACACCTGGATTTACGGATATAGTCCCAGTCAGTACACCACCTCCGTTACCGCCACTCCCGGCATTATATACATCGGAATATTCTCCATTAAGACCTCCGGCGACCAACGCGAACTCAACCTCATAGACCCCATCAGGAACCTCCCAATATCCATTATCCTGAGGAGATAATTCCTCGAATACCTCTATTATCTTCTTTTTGGGTAACATCCTTCTTCTCATCATAAAGCAAATAGGATTTTACCCCCCCCCCAATTTAATTTTAAAATATTGATATTCATAATATTATTCTGGTTTAATCGTCCATCTCTGGGCGTAGTTATTTTTTAGCACATATATCTTCTCCATAGGTGTAGCGGGAGACCCGTTGGACGAGCCTTTCACGAATCCCTCTGGGGCCTGCTCCGTGCCGGAAGGACGCTGATTCTCGTCAGGATATTGACTACCATACATAGAAACCGCAAGTCCATAAAACTGATTTCTTTCCCCATCTTTGGCCACGGATGCCATGGTAATCTGATCCCATCCTACAACAAGGTCGTAGAAGGAGTTTACGAAATCATCTGATCTTTTTTGGCTATGAGTGGAATAATCCATCACAAACCATGTAATAGACCTCATCTCATAAATATAATCTGGCAGCTTATCCACTCTAATACTATTACTATGATAGACGAAAAAACCTGTAAGATGATCCAATCCTCTACCCGACATATTATCATCATTCCAACCCGTCCTCCTTTCTCCACTTACCCAGTCATTTAAAAAATCAAAATTAGTAATGTTAGGATTTATCTTATCTACCTCGAAAAAAGGAAGGGTATTTATATCAAAATAATTCCACATATCAGAAGGGCCAGGATGTATTCTCAACGAAGTTAATTTAGGAAGATCATTAAACTCCTTTATATACCTATCCAAATAACATGAAGACAATTCAAGGGTTTGAAGATTTTTCATATTCTTTATATTCCTTATTCCGCTAGATTCTATATCCCTAAGATCAAGCATATTAAACATATTTAAATAATATACCTCTGTCTTGCTGGTTATAGCCTCAGGAATTACGGTCATTCTTTGCCCTATATTTTGAAGATCGATATAAATTAACTTTTTGGATCTTGACAACTTGTCTACAGGTATACCGTCATTAACATACAGCGTATGGGATACGACCAAAAACTCAAGTCCTGGTATATCCACAATCGGGAAAGATGTCATCTTGCAAACTTGGATATTGGCATAATAAATATCACAAGTAAAATCTATCGACACAGCCCGTTGTACGTCCCTCCTCCCATCAGCGTAAGCATGATTATCCACAGGTACGTATTGCGATCCATCCTCCTTCCTGAACCACCACGTAGTATTGGGATTTTTCTTATGTTGTATCGCTAAAGAACGGAATATAATACGATAATTATCCTCCCCTTGAACCTTGGTCATAGGAAACTGCTCCTTTATTCCATCCCCCCAATCCACATTAGCCATACCGGGCTTTCTGGATCTAAACTCGACAAACGTATTATAAGGATTACCAACGACAGGATCAGGTACATAATTATAATCATCGGTATAATAATTTCTAAGTGCCCTATCCCATGTAGTGAACCACACGAACTTGTTGGATGATGCCTCGTATTTATATAATGTCTTAGCCATTACCTATCTTGTTAAAATATTCTACAATAACATTCCTGTCCAATCCCATAGAATCACATAAAAACTCCCCTTCTGGTTGACCCCCAAACGATAATACCTTATCCGTATCATGAGCTAAAACATCTCCATTGCCTACAAAGGTACGCCCATCGTCAAATACGATAAGCTTATATGGCTTATACGACCTCGTGTCAATATCAGAAGATCGTATTGACCTTAACACCGAAGCCTCTGGCGCCATACTAAACCTCCATCCATAATTATTCATAAGCACATAAACCATCTCCATAGGAGTCGACGGAGAGCCATTAGACTGACCCTTTATAAAACCAGAGGGAGCCTGTAATACGCCACTAGGTCTTTTATCATCAGGATAGGAAGCTAAATACATACTTAGATACAATCCATAAAACTGATTTCTTTTGCCATCGGAAGCAGAGGAAGACATAGTGAGATAATCAAATCCCATCACCTTATCATATAATGTCGATATAAACGTATCACATCGAACTTGGGTTGACAAGCTGCAATGCATATAAAAGCTATTCATAGACCTCATCTCATATATATAATCCGGGAGATTACTTACATCTATATTACTATAACCGTATGAAGCGTCGATACGCTCAATGTTTCCCAATCCCTTACCGCTCATATACGGATGCCAGCTCACGACAGACCCATACCATCTATTTATATGATCGAAAATCCTTAAGCTAGGATTTATCTTATCCACCTCATCCATAGCCGGGCATGTATTAGGGTCAAACGATGGCATAGCCACTCCCGGGGATATATATAATTCTCTTAGCTTGCTAAAAGACAGCCATTCCCTTGGATATACCCTAACCCTGCAACCTGCCAAAGCTAATGTTACAAGATTAGGCCACATAGAGGGGAATTTCCTTATATTAGAAGACTCCGTATCATTAAAATCAGCCGTTCGATTTAAATTAATGCCTCTCAACTTAGTCAACCTATCCCAATCGTCCGGTATGGATGTCAATGTCCCTACACCCAATTCGTTAAGTGCTATATACTCTATATTTACCGATCTACGTATCCTGTCTTTAGGGATATCGGTTATATTCCCATCGCCGGTAATGGATAAGGTTAAGTTGATAATACTTGGGGCGTCTAATATCGGGAATCCTACCATCATTATCCTCGCTGTTCGAACGTATGTAATATCATTCGTAAAAGTCATGGTAATGACCCGATCTTTATCTAGTCCATCAGCGTAAGCATGATTGGGGGCGGGAATATACTCACTCCCATCTTCCTTATAAAACCACCATGGATGGCTATCCGGATTCTTACGATAACTTATATCCCTTCTCCTAAACATCAACCTATATCGCCCGTATATGGATTCGCTCCTGTCCTTCACGAAAGGAAATTGATCTTTATTCCCATCACCCCAATCGACCTCGCACATGCCGGGGGTCTTGGAATAAAACTGTATACTCTCATTATAATTATTAACATCCAATATAGGATCAGGCACATCATCGGTAGTATCATTCCTGTTAACGCCCCTAAAAGCGTATTTACCCTTAGTAAAAAAGGTTATAGACCCTTTATTCGTATCCTTACATATCAGCCTCATACCTCTCCCTCCTCTATTCTCCTGAAATACTCGACAACCGGTGAACTGTCCAATCCCAGATCGTTACAGATATCTATAGCCTCGTATTTGTCAGCGAAATTATACTTACTCATATTATCATCCAATACATCTCCGCCGAACACGGATACATGACCGTCCTTTACGCCAAGGACGAATGGGGTAATCCTAGCCTTCCCAGCCCGCCTTGCCCTCGTAAGGGCGGCCTTAGAAGCCGGGGCAGGGGCCAAGACCCATGTCTGCCCGTAGTTATTGGTAAGCACATACACCTTCTCCATAGGCGTCGTAGGATTACCGTTGCTAACACCCTTATCAAACCCCTCAGGGGCTTGATAAACGCCAGATGGTCTCTTGTTGGTAGGAGCTGCGGAAGTATATAAATCTAAGGTGAGTTTATAAAACTGATTCCTATTACCGTCAGAAGCCGTCTGTGACATCGTTATATAACTCCACGACATTATCTTATCATAAAATGTATTTACGAATGTATCAGCCCTCTCCTGCGTATTTATAAATGTACTACCATCACGCAAAGTCCATATCCTAAATTCCCTTACCTCATACAACCAATCTGGGAGATCGTCTACCGGTACCGTGCCTGAATTACAATACGTGCCCTGAATCTTATTCAACTTACCTTCTACTAGATCTTGTTTCCATGAGCTACCACTACCCATAAAAGTAACGCCTGTCTTATCATCTCCAACCTTATCCACCTCATCAAATACAGGTATATTATTCCGATTGCTTATAATGCTTATACCTTTTGCTGGAATAGAATTAAAAGCCGGATCATAAGAAGGGATGTTACACCAGTTGAAGTTAAATTCAGTAAGATTCTTCCATTCAGAGAATCTTCTCCAATTAGAATCAGGATTATCAGCGAAATTAAAAACGAAATTACACCCAAAATACTTCAATCTTTTCATTTTTAAAAACCCCTCCGGCCAATTATCCCAAACACCAGGGTGAGAAAAAGACCCCATCTGTATATTACGAAGATTAACGCTCTTGCTTATCCTGTCATATGGGATATCTCCATTTTTTAAAACGGACCTAACCATAGCCAAATAAGTTATATTAGGTAGATTAACTACAGGAAACTCATGGAGGACAATACCATCCATATTGAACTCCCCATCGATTACGTTAGAGAACCTCATCGTAACCTCCCTACGCCTGATATCGCTATACTTATGTGGAGGAACCGGTATATACTGAGATCCATCCTCCTTCCTATACCACCATGTAGTATCGTCAGGATTCTTTTTGTACTCAATATCTAAAGACCTGAATACTATCCTATAACTACCGTCAGATATCTTGACCAAAGGGTATTGATCCTTTGTCCCGTCACCCCAATCGACGTCCACGAATCCTGGATTGTTTGCCGAGAACCTGAGATTACGATTAAAAGCATCATAATCTACTATCGGATCAGGCACATAATCAGCATCCTTCCCATTATAACAAGGGAACCTATCCTCGTTAACATAAAACGTCACCGAGGACAGGGCCGTATCATATCCTACTAAAAATCCCATATCAACTAATTGAGGTTATATCATAAGACACCCATTCCTTGTATCCGTTAACCATCTCATATACCTTGTTGATGGTCTTGCATACGACAGCGAACCCGATATCCACGTTAGGGAACTTCTCGTTAAGCTCATCTATCGTAAGATCCTTGGTTATGCTCTCATCCCACTTACGCATCTCCTTTACCTCCATAAGGATCGGTTTTCCGGTTATGCCTACGCTCATAACCCACTCTCCCTCACGATTGGCATCCGCCAGATCGGGGAAGATAGTAACGCCAAACAACTCGGTGAGCACGAACTCATCGCCGTTCCGGGTAAACGACACCGACGCCCCTGGGGTCAAGACTACCTCGTTCACCGCCAGCATACTCACCAGCTTCTTGGCTCTCCCTGACACGGTACCATTCAACACGACAGTCACGTTACCCGTAGCGCTATTAACAAACTTGATATCATTCTTCTCGCTATTTATAGCCTGTAACCTAGACCCAGATACGATATTTACGATCTCATAATTCTTGTCGTAAGTACTCTGTAGCGTCACATTGCCGTATTTAGTATCGATAAGGGTAATCCACTTAGCCTTACCACCTACTATCTCAACAAGCTTATAAAACACGTCATTGCCGTCAGCGTCAACCCATCTAGCTATAGCACCCGGAGCGAAATTAGTCACCTCCCGATCTTGGGTATAACTTACAGTGCTTTCCGTAGGCTTGTTAGCCAAAGTAACGTAAAGACATTGCTCTACATCGGCCTCCATCTTAACTATCCCAGCACCATCGTAATAATAATCAGGTACGTTTTTCTCTCGTATCAACAAGATGGTACCTTCCTTAAGCTTATCGGCGTTAGTTGGATCATCCACGAAAGACTTCATCTGGATATAAGTATCGAAGATAATAGACGTACTCTTATCCTCTATCTTCTGATTGATATCATTGACAATATTATTAATCTCGTCTTTCGTATAATAAGGAGATAAATCAACCTTCGGGCCTTCCTGCTCTAAAGCCTGAGTTCCATCCCACCAATAATCAGGTACCTCCTGCTCCCTGATCCAGAAGCTGTCCCCCACACGGAGCTTAGCCGTGTTCTCCGGAACCGCCAGCCACTCATTCATGGCATCGACCGTATCAAAGATATACGCCGCGTTCTTGCCCTCAGCTATACGTCTTACGACAGCCAACTCGCTCTCGACATCGCTAAGTCTTTCCTTTATATTATTGATCTCCCGCTCCAGCTTATCATAATTATCCTCCTGATCTATAGCATCGCCTATAGACATATAGACCTCATTGGTGAGCTTATTATAAGTAATACGGGCTACTTTCTGATAAGAAGTCTTATATGTACTCGCCCCCTTACTGGTATTGCAGATAAAATCATATGTATTTTGATATACGACAGATCCACCGGTATTGATGAAATTATATCCATCTTGGCTCATCGTACCTCCCTTGTATCCAACAAGTTCAAAAGAACATTTACCCGTACCTTTAGATCCAAACCATGTAGCGTAGGCCATGAAATACGTCTCTTCAGGTAGGATATCATAATATTTAGCCCTTAAATCCTTCACCGACATCCAAACACATTCCTTACCAGAACCGGTATTATCACCACCCCATTTAAGAACTTCTCTAACAGAGCTATCTCCATTTCCGGGGCCAGACCAACCTACAGCAAGATTATCTATGGTGGGAACATTAGAATTAAGGGCTTCCGTCATCGTGTCCAAGTCCCTTCCGGAACTTGATTCCCATAAATATCTGAACGTCACAAAATCAACATCCCCGATCTTAATGCCTCCAGTATTACTAGGATATGTTTTTGTGACTAACTCATAATACCATTTACCATCACGGAAAGTAGCCCTTATCCTCTCTACTTGCTTGGGGGATATAGAGACATATGATCCGCCAACAGAAACGTTATCGCCATCAACCGAACGGGAAGTCCCATCCTTTGGATCCTCAGGATCCACGGGGGTGTAGATCGTAGCCTGCTTATCTCCGGCATTGATAACAACTATATAATAGCTGTCCCCGTCAAGACCCTCATCATGAGCCATGGTGACAAAACCTTGCTCGCTATCCGGCCTCCATTCAACGACAACCATATGCTTATCCATAGGTATACCGGAAACGCTGTTAACGTAGTTTGTTGACGACATGAAAACAGCATGGTCATCATAAGCCTCATCAACACGTTGATGCTTAGTAGCCAATCCGTCAAGACGTGATATCTCAATGGGGTCAGTTACCTCGACCCCATTATAATCATACCACTTATATCCGATCATCGTATTCTCACGACGATATTTCCTTTTCCTTATGACCTCACCGCCGGCTAGGGCGTCAATCATATAATAATCATTACATACCTTAACCATAGCCTTGATATTAACAGGTTTGACATAAACAAGCCACGATAGTAGCGCCATCGGGGATGGAGGTCAGCGTAGTCCCTACCGGGTAGGTCGGGGAGGATGACTCCATCACCATCAACGACATCCGCTCTACGACCATATTGTTATCAATCAACCGACTTCCCTCCACATAGAACCGGCCATCGGCCACCTCATAGCACTCTCGCACCGGAACCATATGTCTTTGGCTCTTATCCGCGTAATCACAGATCGTCACCTTAGCCCCATCCGGTATAGACGTAAGCTCATCACCTACATTATAATCAGGATGATCAGAGTACACGACATACAATATAGACTTAATATCCTGCAATGCCGGATTGACTGTCCTGAATCCCTTCAAATGTATCTTATGACCACCGATCTCATAACAATCATCCACGTCCATGATATTAAGATCACAACTGATAACCGTCCAGCCGTTAATAACCGTCTGCGTAGGGGTAGTATTGATAGGATGATCGGGGTCGGTAGACTCAACGATCTTATAGTCGAAAGTCTTTACATCCAGATTTCCGTTCAACGACTCCTGTCTCCTGATCTTCACCGTACCCTTTCCGGTATCATAACAAGTCTCAGTGGTATCTATAAGTCGATCCATATAATCCGGCTCCTCGCATTCGATACGAGCGAAATTGGATGGCAAAGAGGTATATTGAGTACCAACATGGATATCATTATCTGTAGAACTCAATACATGATGATTATACGACCTAACATGATTTAAAGGGTTGATAACGTAAGTGGATTTAATCCTTACCGATCCTCCCGGTGTCGAGTAACATTCTATCGCATTTCTAGTAATACGATCATCCAACCTTTCTAGAGCACACCTTTCACGGATAAAATCCGCAGGGATATTATTTATCCTATTTCCTAGCCCATACCTATTATCAGACGAGTCCACAATCTCCCAGAACTGGTTTCTTTTCCCAAGATCACCGTCATAAGACACCACATGTCTCATGCGTACGCTTCCGGCTGATGTCTTGTAACACTCCTCGATATCAATAGGCATCCTATCTTCCATATCCGTGAAATCACAAGACACCAAAGAGAATCCGTCCGGGAGGGTAGCCAGTTCGGCCCCCGGAACGAAGCCGGCGTCATCCGATTCAAGCACCTCGAAGCGGACGTATCTTGCCTTTATCTTGGAGTCATAAGAAACCAGCCTACGAAGCTTGACATTGCCATTGCCTCCGTCATAACACTCGACATAAGACCTGATGTCACGCTCCTCCATATCGTCGAAATCACAGACAGTCCTTACCCACGTATCTGGCAAGGAACTGAAGCTGGCGCCCTCAGGTTGTGACGGATCGGTAGTCTCCAGGACTTTATAGCTCTTATCCCTAACTCCTATATTCCCGTCCCATGACGTGAGAACCTCCAGCTTCACCTTACCGGCCGGTGTCTTATAACATTCTACAGTTACCTCAATATCCCGGTCCTCCATATCCGTGAAGTCACAAACGACCTCAACCCAGTCATCGCTTATGCTGGTGATAAACTTACCTACCGGATTCTCAGGATCGGTACTTTGCTTGACGCGATACCATTCCTTTCTGGTACCCATCTCGTAATCAAATATCTTATACCCCTCTATCTGTACCCTTCCGGTCCCGGTATCAAAGCATTTAAGCACCGGTATTATCTCCCTTTGGGTCATATCCGGGAAATCACATACTATACGACTCCATGTATCGGGTATCTTATCATACTCCGTACCGATAGGATTGCTATCGTCAGTCGTATTCACCACCTCATAATGGGATACCTCCGGGTTCAGGCGGGGGTCTACTGACTCAACGCCCTCGATCTGGACCTTGCCCCCTTCCGTGGCGTAACATTTACTTACGAATATCAACTCCCGATCGGTCATCTCCGCTATGCTACAATCTATAGCTACCCACTCGGCAGGAATCTTATCCAATTCCGTACCAATAGGCGTATCAACATCTGAAGAGTTGATGATAAATATCTTCTCGGCCAATATCTCACCCTTATTATTCATATAGGTATGGATACGAGCCTCTACCTGACCTCCCGGAGTACGATAACATTGGTTGACGATCGACACACGGGCGTCCTTGATGTTAATGAACTGATAGTCCTTTTTAGGAACCTCGCTTACAAGTCTCTTTACTCCTTTATCATCGAAGTACACGTAACACCCGTCATTCCTCATCATGACCGGATACGTCTTTCCGTCTATGACAACACCTGAGAAGTCATCTGGCGGAACGGAGAAACCCATGCTTCCGAATATAGAGGCCAGTCTCTTTAAATACTCATTTATCGCAGACATAATATCATATTTTAATTCTACTGCCTCAAAGATAACAAAAAAGGGAAGAGAATTGAATCTCTCCCCTTTAGGAAATATATGAACGCAAAAAAGGTTCTTTATTTCGGCTCAGTTACGATGGCCGGGCCAAGACCAGCAGCAGCACCGATCATGTTAATCATCTCCTGAACGCCCTCATGAGCGCCGTAACGTACACGTAAGATCAAGTTGATAGGATCATCAGCGATAACCTTTCCGAATCCCTGAGCGTATCTATGAGGATTGAGCGTAATCTGGAAGTCAACGTACTGAGCCGTTTGCTCTACACGACTATATTCGTTCATGAACGTCCGCCCCATGAAATCCTGATGTTTCGGGAAACCGTTGAAATGAGCGTAGCCCTTCAACTCGTCATCCATCATATTACCGCCGACATGAGTACGCGGAGCTTTGCTAGACAGTCTCTCGAAATGAAGTTGATCCCACCAGATAGGAGACCCCTCGTCAAGAGAATCAGGATAACCGCCGCTAGCACCAACGATCTCAACACTATCCTCGATATAAGTCATTTTATCCATCAAGCACTCTGATGGAGATAACAACATTTCCTTGCCACGGAAACGGATACCGCACTTGCAGTTAGTGCCAAGTTCCTGAGCCGACTCCAATTTCTTCCACATACGGTTGCGGTAGGACGCCGGAGCCTTGCTGGTGAAGAATCCCTCGAACACCTTGTCGCACTCATCACACAACATGTTAGTATATACCGTTGTCTGGAAGCTATGCTGGCAAGCCGCCGGAGTACCGTAGTCGGTGATCTCCAGTTCCGGGAAAGCCTGTTTGATTTCCTCCAAAGCACTGTTTCCACACTCATCATCCGGGATCGTGATATAATACTTCTCGGTGGATACCTTGCAAGAACCACAAGCTGACCAAGAAGCGGTACGAACCGTAGGATTCTCACACATATCGGATGTCTTAGCCACATAGTAGATAATAGCCGTAGGATTGGCCTCCACGAAAGTAGATATCTCCTCATCCGTCAATTTCTTGGAAGTGGCGGCGATATACAAGCCTGACCCCTTGATCTGGCTCATCTTATTAACCGTATCGGTAACCACGTTAGGTAATGACTCCACCGTAGTAGACATATCGACACCGTCATCCTCCAAGGAGATAGAATACAGATAACCACCCTTAACCTCGGTATAGTTAGGAGGACAATCCGTACATCCTTTCATGATAGAGATAAGACGTTGAGTATAATCAGCCGGTTTAGCGCCTTTCTTCATCACCTTATAACGTGACATGCTACCCTCGATAGTCTCACGTACGATCTTCAATCCTGGATATTGAGCGCGAACCTCAGCCAACGCCAGATCATCACCAGTATCGCATACCTCCATACAATAGAAGTTCACGTCCTCCGTCTCAGGCTCAGTAGCCTCATTAGTGCATCTTGTAACCGGAGTGATATCAATATAATCAGATACCTTGCCACCACCTGCGATAGGTTGGTTCTTCATCCGCTCGATACACTTCAATACGGCGGGTAACAAATCAACCTCCTCGCAAGGATCGCATTCCTCGCATTGATTAGGGGTATTGTCGCAATCATCCAAAAGGATAGCGTCATTGATCTCAACACGACCTTCCTCGTAGCCAAGAAGCTCGAAAGCCCTGCCGGCGAGAATCAAGCGGATAACGATACGGTCGCCCTTGGAAACGGAGAAAGCCGTGTTGTCAGAGACACCATTGTATCCTAAGATAACGTCATCGACATAAGCGTGATCCTTCTTCGGCCAAGAAGCGTAAATCTCAGTGATCTCATTCAACGAGAACAAAGGCGTGGAAAAATCCTTATCATATATAGAGCGGGAAGCCGCTTGTTCATTACGACCGATACGGATCTCATAACGCTTGTCATTACGAGGCTTACCGGTAAAATCAATCACGGCCTTACAACCGTTCTCGGAAGTCTCCTTAGTATCATAAATACCAAGCTGACCTTCCTTCAATAAGATGGAATCAACATCCACCATCTTAGCGTGTGGGGGTACGAAAAGTACCCGGTCTTGCGGTCTGTGCAACATATTATCAATTTTTTAGTTCAAAAATCATTTACCTAACGCAAACATAATCATAAACAACATCACCGCAATAAAACATAGTTGGGAATATACGACAATACAGCCATATTACATTTTTTGTAAACATGTTATACTGAAAATGCTATTAGAATACATATATCCATAAAAACAGGATGAGATGTTTTTATGGCAAGTAACTTATAATCAACCACTTTCTGGAGTCGGATATTTCTCCGAATCCAGAAAATAATATCCGATTATATAATAATGCAATAAAAATCCCATTCACATAATTCTATGTATCAATATATTATAATATATTTTGGCAACAAATCCCATTTAATTATATTTGTATCGTGAATCTATCTATCACAGACCGATTCACGATGTAGTATAAATTAAAAATATAAAGTTATGAAATCAAATTTGATTTTAAAATCAGAAAGCAGGATGCTTTTAGGGAATCAGATATCCATAATGAGCAAGGATGGGTATGTATGTATAACTGAGGCTATGAGTTCAATAAAGAGCAAAAGGGAATCCATGGGATTATCATCAAGGGAAATTAATGACGTATTGTCGCAGCAAGGGTTCAAGGAGAAGATAAAAGCCCTAATGAGCCAGCTTGGATACGGCAATGATAATATCAAAAGTAAGCTGGATTATGAGAACCTTACGCTAAAAGAATTTAGAAAAGCTGGATTAGCCTATAGGAAGGGAGGTAGAGGGGTCCAAAAATGGTTTATAGATCCATACGTATTTATCACCATAGCCATGGAGTTGGATCCTGAAATATACGCTACAGTAGTTATATGGCTAACGGACGGCCTCGTGAAGAACAGGAACATAGCAGGAGATACGTATATAAAGATGAGCGGAGATATAAGATCCTTATTAGGCGACAATATAACGAATGATGATTTCAAGGGATATATATCAAGGATAGCCAAAGGCATAAATTACGTGGTGTTCGGCAAGCATGAAGAGGGCATAAGGAATTATGCCTCGATTACGCAAATGCAGGAGATAATAATGACACAAGGATATATATCCGATATGATAGAAAGTGGAATCGTTTCTAATTTTGACGGAATAATAAATTATCTCGGCATGAAGTGGAAGAAAAGATGGGGATCGAAAAATCCTGTCATAGATAATTAAAGCAAGTTAACAAAAAGCCTACCCGTTTCCGAGTAGGCTTAATGATCAAACTAATGGTGTTTATTTGAAAGAAGCCACATTATCCTTATCAAACCGATACCTCTGCAACTCATTCTCGTTAAGATTGAATTGCTTGGCGACCATATCCAAAATCTCCTCCACCAAAGGATCTGGCAGCTCAGGGTCGATGTCCGTGGACCGCTCGCCGGCGGCGTTGATGTACCCGGCCAGATCCACCCGTACCGGATTCCGGTAGTAGGTCATCCTGACCTCTTCTGTACGGAAGCCGTCCTCATACACCACGACCTTCCCGTCACCTATGGTGTAGAACGTTTCCCGATAGTCAAAAGAAGGCCTATTGTTATCATCTCCAAGAAGCTCATGGACATTCTCGTTCTTAGCCTCCCACATGACAAAATCTCCAACCTCACATCCGTTATAATAAAACGATCCTTTTATATTTGAGAACCATAAATAATCATCAGGAAGACCGAATGATGTCGATTCAGGATCATCAATATGATTGACCTTATTAAGCGATTTCCAGTATACCAGAAGAGTTTGTATAGATCGGATGGTCTCATCATCCTTCCTATTAAGATAGTATCTTATCAACCTGTCCTGAGCCTCGTTGAACAGCAGCACGAACCTCCCGGGATCAAGCTTAATCCCGCCATTGGCGAGATTCTGCTCGTTCTTCTGCAAGGACCTTAGATACGCTTCTTGGATCGTCATCGTTATTCCTCCGTATTAGCCTTATCACCTTCATCTACGTCTTCCTTCTTCTTGACATCCTTAACATTCTTGGTCTTGGTCTTATCGTCTATATTAGAAATAGACATAAGTTCCTCGTACTCATCCAAGACATTAGCCTTTACACTGATAAGATCTTTCTTGGTAGCCAAGAACTCGGCGGACGTACGGGTGTCAGGACCTATGATCTGACCATTATATTGCAAGCCGGATGGAGTCATGTTAATACGACCGTTACGTTGAAGGACGTTTATGATACGATAGAACTCAAGAACTTCCTTGAAATCACCCTCCAATGACCGATCCCAGATATCAAGCAGATAATCGATGTTGGTCTTCTTCTCGTTCATCCAGTTTGATAGTGATCCGGTGTAATAATCATCCTCCGTGAAATCAGGACGGGTCACGATGCCGATGTACAGAAGAAGGTCAATGACAGCCTGGCGTTCCTTATCACCTTTCTTAAGGGCGTTGATGAACTTATAGCTGATATTCATCTTATTGATCTCACGCTGCTGAACGAAATCCTTAGCGTTATCTTTCTCGATGAAACAGAACATGGAGTTCATGAAAATAGGATCACCATCCATTTCCTGAGGAGTCAACATGCCAGAAAATACAGCCAGATATAAATAAAATAACTCAACGGTATTAGCCGTGTTATAAACCTTACCCATGAATATCTTATCCTTAGCGTCATCCCAAAACTCTAGATTAGTCTGGGAAAGATCCTTCTGAGATATATCCTCAAAAGGCTTCATTATATTATTGACACGTTGATTAACCAACCTATCAACCTCATCTTTATCCATACCATTATAACATCTTGATCTTGGATAAAAACCCGTATTATAGGCTTTTGAGAAATCATCCCACGGGCAACATACGTGAGTAGCATTCTCCGGGAACGGAGCCTTGGCTATATTGGCGTCTTGGAAGGCCTGCGGAGCGCTTCCGTCGTGTTTACCTACTACCTCATACAAGGTATCTGACATGATATTGAAGCCGTTTACCTCGACCAATACCTTCTTTGATTTTAAAATCTCTTTCATTTCCTTATTTTTGCGTTACTTTCCTAAAAAAAGAGGAGAGGAATATCCTCCCCTCTAAAAACCAAATTACATATGAAAAAAAACTTAGCCGAAGTAGTTCGGTTGAAGCTCGATAATCAAGAACTTGCTGTTATCCATAACCCAAGCCGCTGAAGCTGAGTGACACCAGAATTGCTCTTTCATGCCCGGCAAGGATGATACGATCTCATTACCGTTAGCTTTGTGCGCCCAACGACCGTACTCATAACCCCACCACATGCTTACGCCTTCTGGCTTGATATAGAATACGTTGTTATTCATATTACCCAACTTAGCGTTAGCCGTATTAGGAATAGCGGAATACGCGTTAGTCGATCCAGCGTCAGTGATATTCTCAATAATACAAGAATAAGAGGATCTAGGATACATGCCATTCACTAACTCGCTACGATCTGTCATGTCAGCGTAATCCAAAGAAGGATCATGCTCGAACTCTACATTTCCGATACCAGGGAGAAAAGCACCCTTAACCTGTACCGGACCTAAAATCATAGCATCATTAGTACCAGAGATAGGATTAGAAGGCAACATACGGTCACTACCCATACCCCAGCTCAAATTACTCAACGTAGTAAAGAAAGCCTCTCTAATCAACTTCTCTAAGTTGACCATAGCCATAGCTCCTACCTTGAACTTAATCTTACGCTCCGTAATAGGAAGATCTTGACGACCACGGAAAATATAAGCGGCAGCAGCCATAAGAGTATCCTTAGTAATGCCCATCGGGCGACTATAGTAGATAGTATAACCACGGCGAAGCTGACGGTAGATACCCTCATTCAAATGGATAGGACCATTTTGATCCATAATAATACCACCTTCTTGCCACATCAACTGTCTAGCTTCCAGCTTAACCAACTCAGCCATACAGAATACCTCCAGCGTGGACGCTACCTTAGCCGTACGTAAATCAAGTCTACCATTAACAGTCTTGCCGATAATAGCCAAATCAGGAATATTACCCTCATACTCGCTTCTCATGGCATTCATACGACGAAGGGCAGTCTCCACGAACTCTGAAGTGCTATTCTGGGCGGCCTGCATGGACTTCATACCAGCGTACATAGTTGTCTCACCCTCAACACCACGGTGGTTTCCTAAACGGAACTCACAAGTCATGGAACCGGCCTTGTCAGCTCCAGATACCTTAGAGAACTGGGTACTGTACTCACCAAGGGCATGACCGATCTTCCAATAACGGATACCCGGACGTAATTTCTCTTTAGGGAAGTATTTAGCCTTACCGCCAATAACACGACCCCAATAACGTGTCAAATCTCCTTCTGTCTTAGACGGGATCTCACCTGAGATAAGGATATTACAGCCGTTAGCGGCGTCATAGGTGATGACATCATAAGCCGTAAACTCAGAAGTGTTCAAAACGATATCAAACAAACTACCGTCAATACCCGGTTTTAGATGATGACCTGAAGTATCCTCAGCCGTAACGACAGCGAATGTCTTTGTAACAGGTAAATCATAACGGAAAGAAGCTCCAATACCGTTAACGGAGATCGTAGCGCCGTTATTAATCATACCCATATACATCGGAACGGGGTAATTAGCGATATTAGAGAACAGATTCAACAGACCCAAATGATTCTTGTCCGGATCCTCATAATACCAGCTCGCCAATGAGCCTAAGTTATGCTCTACGAGCGAAGTCTTATAGTTCTTGGCATCGGTGAAGGCGATTACATTATCACCATTCACAGTAGCCGGAAAACTTTTTGTCAAAAAAGGATTCATAATTATCTATCTTTTAATGTTATACACTCTTTGATCCACTCAGATCAAGGAAGTTAGCCTCTATAGTATCATTATCGATATTATTCTTATTTTGCTTTCCTCCCTTATTGCCAGAAAGAAGAGTGATGGTCTTCTTATTGACCTCCATCTTAGCCTTGTTAGTCTTCTGTTTAAGGAACTCGTCCTTATTCATCAAGAACAAAGCCAGATCAGCGGCCATGTCCGGATTCTTGATAGCCTCCGAATAAGCTTTATCTATAGCCGTATGACCTTGATTGTCTATCGGCTTGGTAACGAAATCGACAGCCTTACCTATCATCGTGTCAGTCAACTGGAATCCTGAGCTTATAGACGTCTTAAGACCTTTCTTATAGATCTTCATCTGCTCAATCAACTCCTGTTTCCTTTTCTCGGATTTTTTCTTCTCCTCCTCGATAAGGTTATCCATCTCCTTTTTCAGGATATCATGGAATTTATTGGCCTTGGACTCAATGAACTCATCGCCCTTGCCAATCATCATCTCCATATTATCCTTTATCTCGTCTTCCGGCATACCCAACATCTTATAATAATGCTGGATGACCGCAAGCTGATCATTCTTGTTGCTCATATCAAGGTTGTCCAACGGCGCCTGAATGTTCTGATATTGGTTTAGAAGCTGACCTACGTTACCTCCAGCCTTATCCACCTCTATCATCTTCTTCATAAAGTCAGACATAGAACCGGTATCAACCTTATCCTTCAACAACTCATCGGCCTTATCCTTGATCAATCCCTCCACTATATCAAGTAGATCATCTTCTTTTGTGATAGTAGAAAGATCGACTGGCTTATCATCTACCATAATATCAAGGTTATCGATACTGTCGATGATACCTCTGGCGGCCATCTTCTCCAAGAAAGATTTCCCGTTAAAACCTGATACCACGTTATTATTATCAGTACCGCCTTCGCCAAAGGAATCCGGGTCTGGGTTGGTAGCGTCGCCGCCCTTATCCCCGCCACCTTCAGCCGCTCCGCCGTCGGCAGGCTCTTCCTTGGAATCACCTATAGGATTACCATCCTTATCATATTTACCCTCGATATTATTCTTATCGCCATCACCGTCACCACGGTAAAAAAGTTCCTCGACACTCATGGTCTTAAAACCCTTAGCGAAATCACCCATGTCATTCATACAATTTCCTTTTTTGCTTTTTACAAAATTATCATTAATCTAATTACCAATTAAATCAAACCCATTATAGTATATGACAGAATTTTACGCCAAAATGATTACAGATTTTGTAAAAATATTTACAAAACTTGTAATCAATTCTTGTTTATTATTGACGTAAACCTATCTGTATCAGAACTTTTGTTCCTAGCATCTATCTCCTTTTCCTTTAATTCCAACTTCCTTTTCTCTATCTCCTCACGAGATCTTCGCTCAGCCTCGGCATTAGCCTGTCTGGTTCTCATATCCTCCTCACGGATATCCAGATCCCTTTCCTTCAAGGCTCGATCCGCTATAGCTTCCACATAATCCATACCCTCTGCGTTATCTTGTGTCCTAGCCGCTTGACCGGCGGCCATTATGCTCTTACCCCGTAAATCGAAGTTACCCTTGATATAAGCCAGCTCCTTCTCCTTCTCATGCTCGTCATTACGGGCCTGTTGATCGGCCTCGGCTTTTTGCTGTACAAGTCGTTGTTGATTCTGGTACTCCTCCTGTCTTACACGATCTGCGTAAGATCTGGCATCCCTTCCTATCTGATTCATCTCAGCCGTCGAGTTGGCATTCATCATTCTAGTGATATCAAGCAAGTCATTGCCCAAAGTATTCGTCTGTAATATATATTGCTTCAAATTCTCCAATTCCAGACGTTTCTTAGAATTAGAGACAGCCATAACATTAAGATGACGTAACGACAAGCTATTATCCGTAAGACTGACGTAAGCCAAGGACAGATCGCTGTTCCTGTACATCACGGTCCAATCGTATCCTTCCTTCTGGCATACTTGAGCCACGGCTAGATGAATATCCAATGTCCGTTTCTTGAAGTCATCGAAATCATTAAAGTAAGTCTGGGTCTGTAGCATAGTAGCGTTAACTCCCTGTTTTACGCCCGTAGAACTCTCGTATCTAGTTGACTGACCCATCGCCTGTTCGGATATACCTATCATCCTATAAGCCATCATATAGGCGTAAGACGCCATTTCCATACGGGATCTTATCTGATCCGTATTAGTAAGATCATATACACCAAACTGGTTATATATGCTACTCATCTGCGGATTCTGGTAAGGATTATTCGTATCATTGCCACCTACGCCCATAAACGAGACGGACTTCACGATCTGCATGAAAGTAGCTAAAGCACCCTTCTTGTCCATCATATCCTTATATTCAGTAGGCAAGAATCCAAGGTCGCCTAAGAAGAACTTACCGATCTCCTTCTCGGCGTTATTGTATAGCTGATTCATAGCAAGGTTATACATCATCTGGAACGGTTGTATGCGATCAGCGAGACTGGCCCCTATAAATCCAGAAACCGGAATGACATAATCATACAGACTGCTGTCACCATGTATCTGATGAGGTATTGGATCCCCACCGATATATATAGGCTTATCCATTAAATTACCTCCGGTGATCTTAACGCCAAACCTAACCTCAGGAACATACTCCAAGATGTAGGTGTTCACCTCAGGATCACTGACGGCTTCAGCCATAACCCTCTTCACTTTCTTGATACCGTTCTTCTCCAAGAACTCCGGGAGAAGCTCATCTGTCACAAGCTCCTGATCCACCATCCCAGTCTCCGTCATGTAAGTTATTAAGAATACCGGTTTCATGGATACCCAATATCCTTCCATTACCCTAAAAAGGCGAGAGTCTATCTCATATCTCTTGCCATTGGACATGTCAGAGTTAAAATAGCCAAATGGATGGAAGCGGGGCAAGAAGCGGGGCTGGGTGTGTTCCTCCCCGTCCGGCCCGAAGGTGTGGTACTCGCCCATCGGAACACCATAATAGTCCTCAGCGGCAACTATAGACTCATAGTCATGGTATCCTTTCCATGGAATAACCTCATTCTCATACATACCGGTAATAGACGGCTTCTTTTTCTTCCAGTCATACCTAGTACCGTCATTAGATACCCATCCCTCATAATCATCGTCACCGCCCATAATACGACGCTTGTCCTTTGCCGTCATCTTATGACCGTATTTTGATATCAACTCAACACCCTCGTAATAATGAAGACGACCCACATAAGACCCATATTGCGGGTATTTCACATCAGGATGGAAAACCTCCCTCGGACTCCATACCTCCGGACGATAGTAGTCGAAGCCAACGAAATGATTCCGGAACATCTTTCCGCTAAGAAGACGATCCCGGAAATTCTCCCTGTCAAGCTCATCCATATAAAACCGGCTACGGTCAGCCTCGATCGTATGATCCCCCCATACCGCCGCCTGCGTCTTCCATCTTGTACTCATGAACCTCTGGATATCATCAGGGGTCATAGACGCCTTGGCCTGTTGGATTTGCTGAACATAAGCCTGACGTTCCTCCTCGGAATTAAACTCATTGTATGTAGGATCAAGACCGGCCTCCACAAGACGCTGATTAACGATAATATCCCACTGTTCTTGTATATGACGATGAAGTAAGTTTGACATCGTATCCTCATACTCACTTATAGCCATATCCCCTACCTCGTTAACCGTATACTTATCCTGTAGGTTTGTCAGCCATCCCTCAAAGGCATTTACGATACCACCTATTATATCATAATGCTTCAAGAAAGAAGGTATCCTTATATCGCTCCTTAACTTCTGCACGTCCCTTAACTGAGGGATAACATCCGCCATCTCCATAAAAGATAACTTACCATCCGCCATCAGATAATAGTCACGGTACATCTGGTTACGATCATACTGTTTCAACCCTATCGTCTCAAGAGCATCCATACAATCCTCCTTCCATTTCCTGTTCTTTTTCTTCGTGGAAATAGCCTGAGGAGGTAATCCTAATAACGCTCCTTTTGCTGGAAACGAATGATCTCTATTAAACACTTCCATGATTATTCAATTTTATTTACAACAAAGATAGGCGTTTAATTGACATTCATTTACCTAAAAGCTCCTATAGATACCGATCCAAATGCAGATGCATATACCTCATGGTGTTTATAAGCGTCTTCCTTGCGGGCATTATTCATCTCCTCGATCTTCGATTTAGGCATGTAATTGTTATCGTCAAAATATCTGGCGAGAACCAACGCATGCCCGAACGCTATTATCCTATCGACGTTCAATCCGGGCTTATACTGTATTATCTCATCCAATAGGGCTATATCATCGATCAGCTCAATACCCTTGACAGTTATATCAAGACCAGTCTGATCATCATAACCGACAACGAAATCCTGCCAGCAATAATCCACTACGCACGAGAATAGCAGGTTCTGGTTGCCGGGGGTCGGGTATAGCCCCAGCTTGCTGTTCTGCCGGGAGCCTGCCTTCACATACTTATTGGCTATTGCCTCGCCAGCGAACAAGAAGAAGGACGCAGGCATGCCGCTCTTCCGGTTAAGGTATTGCTCATACATCTGGTCAGCGTTCTCCATAAGACATATAGCACCATATCCTTTCTGAAGTACCTCGCATGTACGACAGAATTGGTCTATAGATGATGGGCGGGATACGTAAGAGGCAACTATTCTATAGGCATAAGGATCTCGGATACCAACACGCCTTTTGAATATATAAAAGGATCCCAATGAAGGAGTATCAGACTTGGCCTGCTTATACGGATCTTGGCCCGCCACATAAATAAAATCATCAAACCTATTGGATTGAGGCATCTCGAATATCTGGACAGGAGCGTCAATAACACCGCCGCTAAACGGGAAACCAGCTAGCTGTTTATTAGATTTCGTAGTACCAAGCTTATTTCCCGATTCAAGGAAAACATCACACAGCATGCCGCTATATTGCCCTGACTCAAGAAGATCATTCTTATGCTTGATAGCGTACTCGACCGGGAATAGGTTCTGGGATGAGCTTAAAAAACAGTCGTCAATCGTAAATGGATAGAACATGGTATGAGAAGTGTACGCAACCCTATCTTTTGTAGATAGTTTCTTCCGTTCCTCATTAAGTTTATTGGTACTAGCCTCGAAATCAGTAGCGTCGATCTTGATCTTATTAAGCTTCTTGTCATCAGGCTTACCAAGATAATCGCCCAATCCTATAGTTCTCTTAACACCGGAGTTAGCCATCTGACCGGGGACAAACATCGCCCATTTCCTTTCTTTCCATGTTTTCCCTTTCATGGCTCTCCGATTTAAAATATCCCAGTCCATGACCAGGAGATTGTATGTATCAGGATCAGAGAACATCTCCTGAGCGTCCTTGGATAGTTCCACCTCACCACCGGTACCAGCCAAGATAGGACTGAGACGCCAGCCATAAGGAGTGTCGTAGGACGGCATGGCGGCAGTGTACGGCTTCTTGATAGGTCCCTTACCTACCTCGTCGAAAATAGCCGTGGCTGGGGTCAGACCGGCAGTCTTCTGCGTGGATGTCTTCCTACCCATGTTGATATTGGCTATGGATATTATGGCATGAACATCACGAACCCCGTTGGACATACGCTTGCCTAAGGTGACACCAGAACTCCAATCGGTCTTGGTCCTGTTAATTCTGAAAAAAGGATGCACATGATCAAGCCCATACTCACAATACTCACCTATATTAGATAAATCGCTATCGCTGAAACCTACCACGGAATGACTAAGCCCGATCGTCATGGTAGCGTTCATCTGAAGAAGGGATGACATGATAGTCGTATTATGGGATACGACAAAATTAGTGGTAAGGAACTGATGGGACTTGTTATCGACCTCAATACAAGTAGCTTTATACTTCCCGTAATAATCTATATCGGATATCCTAAGCCTATTATGGGTCTTGGATATATACATATCATCACCATCCATGACGCAATAATATCCCATAGACCAGAATATTCTTCTTACGAAGGATATAATATACTCACTTTTGTAAACGACCTTAAAACGATCGTCACCAGTACTTATGCCGCAAGCTATCTTCATGAATGAGCTTATAAACAACTCTTTCTGTTTTTTGGATGAATAAATAATATCATCCATCTCCTTATTGCTTAACTCGAAGATCCTGTCGGTAGATCCACAAAGGAAAGAGGCGACCAGAGACCCCATGAGCTGGGGTGATATCAGCCAACGCCGCTCAGGAAAATCAACCGCCTCCCCCATATCTATAGTCATTTTAGAGAAGTCAGAGTGGATAATACCCATAGTACTCATGACTTTATAATCACCATGATACTTGACCTTCCACTGGTGCTGCCCGCAACACACCACGCTGCGACCGTCCTCAAAGGTCACTTTGTACGTATCAACGAATCCCTGAGGATATACGCCCACTATGGTAGTAAGATTCCCGTCATCACCGTATATGATATCTCCTATGTCGGCGAATCCTATTTTCTTGGAACCATAAGGAGTGTATATAAGCTCCGAGTCCAGAAGGGCCTTCCCAAAACGACGGGTACCGAACATCCCTAACCCTTTCTTCTCCTGACGGGCACGTTGATACATCTCGGCGAAAAACCATTCATTATCACGTAACCGGCTGATAGCCGGAACACGTTCCCCGTTTGGAAGATCCTGAAATACGGGAAAGAAATTAACATGCCAATAAAGCCATGGCGGGATGAATGTACCGTTGATAGTTATCCCGTTCTTGACCTTATAAGCCTCCTCTGTAAAGAACTGCTTAACATCGTCATCCTGATCCTCCCATCCGAACAGATCGTTCCATACAGGGGGATTCTTCATATTTACATAAAATTCTGGACTCGTGCTTAAACTCATGATCGCATATTTTTTAATACGGATTCTATACCACCGGAAACCTGTCCCTTACGTTCCTTTTTCTGGACATTACTTACACTCCTGTATACATCCATTATCCCACTCTTCTCCATATACGAGTCATTCCATACGTTGATCTTATCAATCAGCTTGGATATGAAATCGAACGCCCTAGCCATATCCTCAGGCTTCTCCTTATCCCATGGATGCTTGGCGATATACGTCTTGGCGTCATCCACGGCCTTGGATATGACCTCAAGATTATCGTTTACCCGATCGACGTCCCTACTCGTCGGCTTTCGTCTTCCCTGTGGCATTTTCTTTTAATTCCTTAAATTCATTATACTGCTTCATAAGAAGCTCATAAGATTGAACAACCCCGATCTTACTTACTTCCGTCACGCTCATGTCATGGAACATATCCTCAAGCTCCTTGTCAGCATATCTCAGACGTTCCTTATCATCATAAAACACGAATCCAGACGTTCTGTCTTCTATAATGCTCTTGGCGGTGGACGCATATGTCGTATCTAAATCCAGATCCATACCGAAGCTGGTAGCCAACTGGATTATGAACATCAACCTAGAATTGACTTTTACAGCCTCTATATTCAACATCTGTATCTTATGGGTCATCTCATGAAGAACGACAAAATCCTCCTCTTTTATCAACGAAGATGATTTAAGGGCTATCTTCTTAGTCCTATCCTCAATATCGCTATACAGACGCTTGCTCTCACGTTTTATGGCTATCCAATGCCTTATATGGGTATCCGCCTCTTCTTTAAGATAATCCCTGATCTCTTTCTTAATATCCTTATCCTCTTCCATTATAATCACGCGTTATAATCATTATTATTTAATTCGATCTCATCACTGATGCTTTGGTCTATAGACCTCAATAAATCCCTGGTACTAACATCCCGCAAGAAGCGGACATTACCACCATTAGCCCTAGCTATCCTCCTTAAAGCGGAGTAAAGTATATCACCCAATGAATATTCAGGCAACTCACGGCATCCGACTTCCATGACAATAAGGGCATGGATACGGTCATCTATCTTGCTTCTTACGAGATTTCTCACGGCATTATTTATAAGCTTCCCCTATAATACGTAGTGGGAAATGTTTGAAATTACGTTCAGGATCATCCTTCACATAACCAGTAAGAGATAGATGTTTCTCAAAATGACCTTCCGGGTATTTTGATGTATCCAACGTCATACGAAATATGGTTCTATTCTCGTTATCAGGATGATTGTTGTATGATACGTCACCTATACATCCGCATGAAAAATGTTTATCCTTAACATGGAATCCATCCTTATGAGTTATGAACAACACGATCTCTACCTTATCCCCTATCTTCTGATCGAAAAGATTTATATAAAACTCACTTTCATCATCCGATAGCCCCACGTCGAAATTATCATTAGGACTCTCGATATTAAAATCGTTATGATCGGCGGTTATGACCTCCATAGCATTCCATTTGGCTTTCTCGCCCTCCACGAACTTTAACGGGCATACCTCTGTCTTCATCCAAGCCTTTTCTTTGATAAAGCAACCACATAACGAGCACCCCGGTCTTCCAATTAATCTATGAAACAATACCTTAGGAGGCAACTTAAAAAACCAAATATTAGAGGAATTCTTAGGACATTTCTTGCATAAATCAAGACGATTCTTGTACCACTCCGGATAATCCTTCTCATCCTTAGGAATCCTGCCCAATAAACTATCTTCCCAAGCTTGGGCTATTACTTGGGCTTTACCAATTGTTTGCACGATAATTATTTTTTAAATTGTTGTTGTTGAAAATCCTGTAACTGTTCCCATGTCATGCCATACCGACATTGGTACATAGCCTCATGGTTGTCACGTATAAGGGGATCTCCGTTCTTCAATCCCTCCATATCTTCTATCACCTTTATCTTCTTATCCAGGCAATCAAGCTCAATAGGCATCCTTTCGTCTGGATAACGATTACCCTCCTTGACATATATGCGACGTATCTTATCACGTCTTACACGCATCTCACGGAGATTGCAGATAACGTATCCGATAAACGGGATCCTGATAGATATATTATCGGTATATCTAGCGAGATGATGGATATAAGATACGGATGCTTTCATGCACCACTCGACCTGTTGCTTGGTATATTTTCCTCCAGATCTTCTCACCACCTCATCGACAATATCCCTGTCGAACGAAATAAGACTCCTATCCATCAATATTAAGTTTGTTTCTCTTGAATACGAATCCCATTACACGGGTGTCATCACCCTCCCCGTCAAGAACAAAATAATTACGTAGGCTTCTCATCTCAATAGACAGCTCACGGGTACGGAAATTTCCGTTCTTTTTATCTACTAAAAAACCGCCACGCTTTAGCTCATTGTTAAGGACAGCGATATAAGATTCCTTCTGTCCATAACAATCCATATACTTGGCCCTGGTATCATCCGAGTATCCGTAGTTGATGTAGAAAGAAAGTAAGTTTATCGTCCTTTCAGTAATCAAGCTCCTACCCTTGGAATCCAGATAGCCGTTGTATATCCTTAAGAACTGCTGGATCATATCCAACCTAGTATCATAAGGCAACGCAAATACGAAAGCTTTCCTCTGTTCGGCCATATAAAATTAGTTTTCGACAAAACTACTTAAAAAAAATATCGTTGTCAAGAAATTATGCCATAATCAACATAATATATGCTGATTAGCATGTATTTACGAACATCCAAAGGAAAAAGGTGGTGGAAATGGCGGAGGAAGGCCGAATGAGTCCACCGTAAGCCACGGCAACGAGGCCAGTTGAGCACCGGCCATACATGCCTCCGAGCGGCGGTGGACAGCTCTATCCTGCCTCACGGGACATGACCACACCTTTTCCCTTTGGATGCCTTCCTGCCGTGCTATGGGATATAAATCCAAAGGAAATGGGAAGTCTTGGGGCGATGGAGCCTGCCGTAGAGGATACGGGCGGCCGGAGCGTGAGCGACTGCACATGACTTCACTTTTTCTTCTTTGGCTTCTGCTCCGCCCGATCCCCCCCCTACCGGGGTACCGGCTTCCGGTATAGGATACGGCTTCTACCATGTTTAGCCTGCGGTATCCTGCCTGACGGCACCATACCTTGGCGGTAAAAAGTAATGTTTTATTAAATAGAGACTTTAAGTGGAGTACACAGGAACTCGACGTCAGGAGAGGTTCTGTGTACGGATAGAGATATTAGAAAGTAGTATATGTTTATAGAGTTAATTATATTTAATAAATATACCTATTAACGCGCGCGTAACAAGTAGGTTGAGAAAAACCATCGTTCACGCGCACAGTGCTTTACGGACATCACCTACCCTCCTTAAACAACAAATGGGCGACCTTCACAGGCTACCCATCCATCCGAATAACTTGTTTCGTATTTACGGAACTCGTATATTCGCAGCAAAAATTTTACAAAAAATGATGGGAACAAAGATATCACTTTTACAGAAAATGAAATCAAATTTTGATAAGATTCTTACCGAAGCATATATCCCAAAAGATATACAAGCAAAAAAAGATGAGCTTGGATGCCTAAGGCTTCCGGCAGGATCACTTGTCTGCCCAGTAGATTACAAACCTGTAACTAATAAGGACGGGAAGAAGGTTACGGCCGTAAAATACTCGAACAAGAAAGATAATATAAGAGGTTCCGGTATGGTTATAGAAAAGAAGTGTAAGCAGGTAACGGCTTATCTTTCTATCATAAATGTACAGAAGCATGTATTTTTAAGAAATAGGATGAGAGATGGTTACCGTGACCGTATCGAGATCAATACCGATGATTTTATAGATATCCTATCCGATGGCATAGCTTATTTCTGCTATAGGCATGTAATTGAAAATTGCCATGAGGATATAGACTATCAGCTAAAGACGCTTAAGGCTTACGCCGAGGGCGAGATAAGAATAGCTTTATCTGATATCATGATCTACTCGTATAAGGCTAAGAAGAATGAGGATACGAAAGACATATTCGTAGGCAAGAAAACATCCGTATACAAATGTCTGAATAAGAATTTAAGCTCAGACGAAAGACGGAATATGGCTAACAAAAGCCGGAAACTTGATCGGGTAAGAATCCTTTCCAAGATAATATTCAGAGCCAGAACCAGAAACGTACATCATATATACAAAGTAACTAAAAGAAAGACAGTTAAGTTCAATGTAGCATACCTTCTTAATGAGTTGAATAATAATCTCATAGACATAGGTATGCAAGAGATATCTCAATCCACTATATACAGATATATAAGCATGTTCTTAGACATGTGTAAGAAGAGTATATCCGATTTGTATGAAGAGGTGGTGAAGAACAATGGAGTGGTTAACACGAAAGACAATAACAATGTAACTATAGGGCATATAAGGGCATCATACAAAGGAAGCGTGCTGTATATTCTGATATCTACAGACTACATAATAAACGTGTTTTTAGGTAAAAAATCAGCTGAGATGAGCAAGGCTGGATGACCTGAGTATCAGGTATAAAATTTAATATTTATATATTATTTACATTTATTTCAATTAGTTAATTATAACTATTCGTATCTTTGTACCATAAACTTAAAAAGATATGGTAAAAGAGGATTTTAGAAATGAAAACGACCTCCTTCGTCATATTATGACGGTGGATAAAAACGTGGAGCAGGGTCGTGCCTTGAAGAAGATTTTCACCACTAGGGAGAATCTGTTCATTACCGGTAGAGCTGGTAGTGGTAAAAGTACGTTCATGAGACGTATCGTAAAGTTCTTGGGTAAGTGCGTTATCGTAGCACCGACTGGAGTAGCGGCGTTGAATGCCGGTGGACAGACCATTCATTCGTTCTTCTCTATAAAGAACGATCCTTACATTCCTTCTATCGAGAGAGGTATGTTGTCGAATAAGGTGGATGTAAGTCCGTTTATGAAGAAGAAGATCAAGAATCTTGATACTATCGTCATTGACGAGATAAGTATGGTAAGACCTGATTTGCTTGATGAGGTGGCTGACATACTTAGACAATGCAGGCGTAGCAAGGAGCCTTTCGGTGGAGTTAGGTTGATTATGTTTGGAGATCTATCACAACTACCTCCTGTGGTGACGGCGGATGATTTTATCGACAAATATTATGAGAGCCGGTTCTTTTTCTCATCAAAGGCATTAAGAGCGTCAGGATTCTCGGTCATTACCTTCGAGAACGTATTCCGTCAAAAAGATCCTCAGCTTCTTTCCGTACTTGAGGATATAAGATGTGGGGTTATTACCGACGAGTCAAGACAGATATTGGATAGCAGGGTCAAGTGTCCTGATAATATGGATAATACTATAATTATATGCTCAACTAACAAAGAAGCTTATGAGATAAATAAGACTAATCTTGATAAGATCAATAATAAGGTATTTAAGTTCGATGCCACTGTATTCGGGGAGAAGCCTGTAGCGCCTTGCGAGGATGAGCTTATAGTAAAGGTAGGGGCTAAGGTCATAATAACCAGAAACGGCAATGGGTATGTCAATGGCTCGATGGGTATCATAACCAGCATAGATACTGTTGATGAGACGATATATGTTCATCTAGATAACGATACTGAGGTGGAGATAACCAAAGAGAAGTGGGAGAAGATGAAGTACAAGCAGGTAGATGATTCCCTTGAAGGCATTTCTTGCGGCTATATAATACAATATCCATTGAGGTTAGGATACGCCATAACTGTCCACAAATCCCAGGGAATGACTTTAGATAATATATTTGTAGACATCAGCAGAGCCTTCGAGATAGGACAGATATATACCGCTCTTTCAAGATGTAGGTCTATAGACGGGCTTTATCTGAAATCAGTGCCTAAGGAAGATATGGTACTGCTAAGCGATAAGATATCTGACTTTATAGAGAAGGTGGATGAGAATGAGGGTGTTTTGAATCCAGAAAAGATATCTGATATCGGTAAGGATATGATCAAGAAACAACAGGATTTGTTTAATTTCGATGAATACGGATTATAATGGCTAAGAAAGAACTTTTTTCAGACGTAGATGAGTTAGTATCATCTTTAAATAAAGAGCTTGGAGAAGGCTCGATAATGAACTTCGGCGATGATAAGCCTATAATATCCATACCAAGGGAAAGCACTGGTTCTCTGGTGGTGGACAAGGCCCTCGGCGGCGGATGGGCGGTAGGCCGGATCCATGAGCTGGTCGGGATGGAATCTTGTGGCAAGACCATGATGTGTACGTTAAGTATGATCGAGTTCCAAAAAAAACATCCAGATAAGCTGGTAGCTATAATAGACGTGGAGAATGCTTTCGATATTGAGTACGCTAGGAAAATGGGGTTGGATATAAACCGGTTTTTGATCTCCCAACCAAGCTACGGTGAGCTGGCTATTGACATTACAGCCAAGTTAGTCGAGTCCGGGAAGGTCGGATTTATTGTCGTAGATTCTGTAGCCAATCTGGTGCCGAAGAAGGAGATAGAGGGTGATATGGAGGACAGTAACATGGGATTGCAAGCTAGGTTAATGTCAAAGGCCATGAGAGTCCTTACTGGTATCGTGAACAAAAGCGATTGCGTTCTGGTATTCATCAACCAATATCGGGAGAAGATCGGTGTTATATACGGCGATCCTAAGGTAACGACCGGAGGTAACGCCCTTAAGTTCTATGCATCTATCCGTATGGAGATGGCGAGAAAGAAGGTTATAGTAGGCGAGGACGGATCTTCAGTAGGTCATGAGGTTAGGATAAAGGTGCTGAAGAATAAGACAGCCGTACCGTTCCAGATAGCCGAGACGGCCTTGTATTATGGAGTTGGGTTCGACAAGGAACTTGAACTTTTGAAGTTATGCGAGGAAACTGGTATCTTTATCCGTAAAGGATCATGGTACTGGTACGGGGATGTTCGTGTAGGGAACGGAGTCGATAATACGTTAAGTATCATGAGAGATAATCAAGAATTGTGTCAAGAGTTAAGAACTAAATTGAATTTGTAATCATGGCAATAGGAGTAAAATTTGTAGACGTAATACCATCCAGTGTAGAAAACGCTGTCGAGGTTAAGAAAGAGGATGTAAAGAACTATCTGTTCGTAGGTATTCCCATGAGTGAGTTTATCGGAAAGAGATATGAGTATGAGGGATTCATATACATGTGCCTACAGGGTGTTACCGGTGGTACGGAACTTGGCGGCGATATAGCCATAGCCGTATTAAGACCAGTTCGGCCAGCGACAGGGCAGGCTTCTTATCATTTGGTGTCGTATACACCTCTTACGTATACGAGATCTGATGTAGCGATATTACTTAGAAATGGCGATTTTAAGGTTGTTAAACGAGACGATTGTAATCTTATCTAATATGGGAACATATATCTCGATAAAATCAACGGTAAACGCATTCAGGTACGGTATTGATCCTATACCTGAATGGTTCGATAAGATATCTAACAAGACTGATGAGGTTGATGTTATGGTTGAAGGGAATAAGGTAAAGGCATTGGATATAAGGCTAGAAAATGGTATTCTACGGGCTTTTTACGGTTATTATATAGGTATGTATCCAGATAAATCGATACAGGTGTTTAGGCCGGAGGATTTTCATTCATTATATACGATTAAAATATGAAAATATACACTGGACTGATAAAATATCTAGGATGTAGATGTTTTTATTACAATAGCGGTATGAATATACCTATTGGGTTCGTATGCGCTGAGATACCTGATATTAGTTCTATATTATCATCAAAGAATGGATTATCTCATTTTTATGAACATATGATAATAAAATATAATGATGATATTAGTGATAAGTTATTCTTTGATTTTAATGGATATACAGATCCTAGATCATTAGTATTTAAAGGATTTACATTGCCTGATGTTGATATCAAGAAGTGTATTGATTTTTCTTATAATTTTATCGTATATCCAGATATAAGTGAAGATCTTATAGAAAGTGAGAGGAATGTTATATTAACTGAAATTGATAATGATGAATCATGTATTAATATCGATAGACTTATAAAACTATCTGGAATAGATAAACGTTGTTTTATAAACACATTAGGTACTAAAAGGTATGTCAGCAAAATAACAAGGGATGATCTTTATATGTGCCGAGATACGATATTGAATAAGTCGGAAATGGTATTTCATTTATATGGATGTGATGATTTTATGAATAAATATGTATCAGATATAACGGAATTATCAAATGAAGTTGATATTAATACATACTATCGTAATAGTCTTAAATATTTCCATGTTCATGATCCTAAATATGGTGTTTATAAATATACTAAAAAGCCCAAACATTTATATGTATCATTTGTATTAGATAATTATGATTTTAAGAAATTGTGCGTGTTGCTTATCATATTATCTATGATGTGTGATAATTATAATTTCTCTATGTTTAATTATCTTAGATCTAACGGATTATGTTATTCAGTAAATAGGAGATATATAGAATGCACGAATAGAATAGTGGCCAACTTGATAATTGACGTAAGCCCAGATAAATGTGAGATTACAAAAGATTATGTGGTTGATTATATTAATAACTTTAAGCTTATAGCAAATAATGACAACATAGAATATGCTATAAGAATGATTAAATTAAATGATAGATTGAATATAATGAATATTGAGGATTACCACGATGCCTATATATCTTTTGTAAGATCAAGACTTAATGGGGTAATGGATTTATATAAATCATATGAAAGTATATCTGTGGATGATGTGCGTGATATGGTTAAAGATATTACTGAGGATAAATTAATAATTCAATATTGTTCCTAATATGAATGCAGTTATAGGAATAGATCCGGGTATAGATACCGGAGGATTGTCTATGATCCCTGAGAACGGGGAGGTTAAGGTAATTATGACACCAAGGATATCGGCTAAGGGGGATATAGATCTTAGGGCTATATCAAGTTTCTTCCTCGATGCCGCTGACAAGATCCAAGAAAAGGGAGGCGGGACGCTGGCGATCGCCGTCGAGGACGTCCATAGCATCCACAACAGCTCGGCCGCCAGTAACTTCACCTTCGGTGGACGCCGTAGGGAACCCAACGCCCTATTCGCTATGATGGTGGAGATGATGGAGCGATACGGATCTCACCCGGATGTTAGGTTCATGTTCGAGGAGGTGCAACCAAAGACCTGGCAGAAGGAGCTTCATACGACAGCCGATCGGGTGTATACGGCGGCGAAGTTAGACACGAAGGCTACCTCCATCCGATGTGCCATGCGCCTTTTCCCTTTGGTTTCTTTCGTGAAACCATGGTCAGGAAAAGGAGTACAACCTACTAAGATACAAGACGGCATGTGTGACGCTACGCTTATAGCCGAGTATATTAGACGTAAGTTTAAACTATTTTAATACTATTAAGTATTTATTGTATTTGTATTAATATAATTATGATTATATTTGCGATGTAATAAAAAGTTGTTCGTTATGCTTATAAGATGCTTGTCGAAGTCATTAAATGAGAAGTTGGGCAAATTGGAGACGGTTGTTAAGAATGCCGGTCCCAACTCCCTTTATAAGGATCTTAAGATAGATGTTGTCAATAATCTGGCTTATATCACTTCCGTAAATGCCAAGGTATGTGTTATAGAGCGATTGGAGGTCGAGGCTGACTCTAACTTCTCTTTCTTGGTAGAGGCAAGCTCTTTTATTAAGTTCATGAAAAAACAGAAGAATTGTGAGATTACGATACTGCTTTCGGATAGAAAAGATCAGATCACGATCCACTACGCTTCTGGTGAGTATAGTTGTCCGGCTTTTGATATCAATACATTCCCACAGGTACATAAGATACTTGATGGAGGAATTAAGGTTAAGATGAGCGATTATGTTTCGGTTCTTAACAAAGCCAGCGATTATACGGAGGTAGATGACTTTTATCCATGCATCGAGAATGTGGTTATTGATATTGATGATATTAATATTAATATAGTAAGTACGGATAGAAATACTATTTACAGGTATTTTGTCCCTAATCAGGATAAGGTAGAGAAGATGTTTATACCGGTATCGAACGAATCCGCGATATTGCTTGATAAGCATATCAATAAGTCATCGGATATGTTGTCTATAAAAGTGGACGATACTAAGACTTATTTTTCTACGCCTGATATGGATATGTATGAGACCCATTTTGAGGGTAATTATCCAAATTGGAGGTTCGTGGACGAGCATTTTGTCAAAACAAGTACCTATGTCTTTGATAAGGATCTACTCGTCCAAGCCCTCCAAAACAATCTTAAGGTAAATGAGTTCGATCATTGCAAGTTGATATTTACCGATAAAGGATGCGGTATTATGTCAGAGAACCCGTCTTCCGGTAAATCATGTAAGGAGAGACTTGCTTCTTTGTCTTATCATGGTGAAGATATTATATGTAATGTATTATGTGGAAGATATCTTGGTATCATAAAAAGCATATCGTGTAATAGGGTGGTTATCGAGCATGATCATAAATCTCATTTCAATAAGATTTATGGGGAGGATAATAAGAACGAGTATTTCTTGTCATCATCAGTTATTGTTTAATATTTAAAAATATATAAAATGGGAGTTAGAGAAAATTCATCAGGTGGTAATAACCATTACTTTAAAGTAAGTGGTAGCGGACTATTATATCAGTCATCAAGAGAGCCAAAGGAAGGTTTCGAGGAGCATATAAACGAGAAGACCGGAGCCGTTTCTTATTGGAGGGTATTCTGGAACGGTATCGAAGGTTATTTGTCTGATATCAATGTGCGAGAAGTGGAGTTCAATGGGATAAAAGCCAAATACGTGTCCATAAAGATAAGTGATGAGGATGGTAATTATTTCATAAACGTTCCTTTGATGACTCAAAAAGGAGGTATTAATAATTACGTGAAGTCACTGGTAAGGTACTTGCCTAATATTGACCTAAAACGTAAGGTGGTAATAAATCCTGCTCATGCTAAGAAAGGGGATCAATATGCTCCCGGTAATTTTTTCATTTCATACGCTAGGGAAACTCCAGATGGAAAGGACGAGCTTATCCAGCAATATTATAAGAACGGACAGAACGGATGGCCTGATAGGGTAGAGAGCACGGATATAATGGGTAACAAGAAATTCGATTATACGGCTCAAGACACTTTCGCTTTTCAAGTATTTAAACAATATCTTGAAAAGTTTAAGGCTGAAAACGAAAAATCGGAACAGGATAGAAGCCAAAGCATGGGCGCTACGCCAACCGCACAGACGCCCCCACCGTCATATGCAACGCAGGCTTCATCGCAAACGCCTCCTCCATCATACCAGCAGGCTCCGCAGCAAGCGCAAGCCTCTTTGTTTGGAGGTCAACAACAACCTCCTCAATATCCTCCTTTTGGAGACGACAGTGATCTTCCATTTTAATTAACTAATTAAAAATCAGAAAGTTAATGGAGAGTAATTTCAATATATCTACTAAAGTGAATCGTGTCTCGATGCCTACCCAAAATAAGGTAGATACGGTTATGAAGAACCTAGGGCATCGATCTTGTATAGCGTATTCCGAGGAAAAGGATATGTATTATAAGGATGGAGAATGGGTAGCGTCAGATCTTGACGCTACTATCTTACCTCTTAGAGAGATGTTCGAGAAGACATCTGATTTGAAGTTAGGATTGAAGATCGTTTATTTAATAATCAAATTATAATGGCCAGTATTGAGGATATTAAAAAGCTTCTGGAAAGCAAGTCGTTTACATCAGCCAGAGACCTTGATGAGCTTGAGGAGAAGCCGGATGATAAACAAAACGAGGTTAGATTGAATTGCGACCCTATGGTAGGGATGATGGAGGAAGAGGGGAAGATCTTCCTTAACTCCGTAAGATTCTCGAAAGCATGGAACTCGTTGGGTAAGGATATTCCTATCAAGCAGGGTAATGCTTTCCCATTAGGACAGGGTGATGTCCTTGATATAGACACAGGGGTATGGGCGTCGTTTCCGGATAATACCATAGGGGTGTTGATGATGCTGCCGTCGTTTACCGGAGATACGGGACTTACTTTGGTAGGATCACCGTTCGTCTCGTCTAATAACGGGAATATCATGATCAGGGTCACTAATATCCGTAAGGATATGGCTATAGTCGAGAAAGACAAACATATAGCTGAGTTAATTATAGTCGGCAAGATAAAAGCCGATATTTTTAGAACTTATAAAAGTAATGAACATGTTCGGATTGAAGATAGTAAAGAGTAGTTATATAAATACTCTAAATCAGGATCTTGATGAGGCTATTAGCTATTCAAGTAGATTAAAAAGAGATTATGAGGATTCCCGCAAGAAGATAACGGAATTAGAAGAGAAAGTAGGGTATCTTGAAACTCTTTCCGATTCCCTTAATATGGATATAGAACAAAAGGATTCTATTATAATTAAGATGGGTAATGAGCTTAGTAAATCAAGAGAGATATATAATGAGTCGGTAAAAGATAAAGAGACTCTTAAACGGGCTTATATGGATATCGAGAAGAAACATAAACTATCATCCAAATTACTCGATGAGGCTAGAAGAAGATATAAGGAACTTGAGGACCAGAATAAAATCATGTCAGATCGTATCAAGTATCTGGAGGCAGAGATTTTAGACATCGATGTTCCTAATGAGGTTGTTGTTGATGAGGATAAGATGGATCCTAACTCAGGTCATATTGATATACCTGAAAATAACGCCCCTGAGGTCGCTGATGCCGGTATTGACGTAAATGTCGAGAATAAGGCGGAGGATAAGAAGAAATCTAAGAAACGTAAAAAATCTAAGAAAAGTGAATAAGATCTTGTTTTTCTTGTTAACGTTATTTACCTTAGCGGTTGTCGGATGCAGTACGTCAAGAACCTATTATACGGAATATGATACTACTGACATATCTTATGTGGTGGATTCCATAGTGTCTTCCGGAACCGTGATGGGCCAATGGAAGGAGTGGCGGTTTACGCTGGACGACGGCCGGGTCGATAACTTTGGCTTCACCGCCCTATACGACGCCAAGGGGAAGGCTAGGGGGTCTATACAGGTAAGGCAAAGATCCGATACGTTTAATATCAAGATAATTGATTACCATAAAAAGGATAAAAAATGAGTTACGGGTTAGGATATATACCATCCCCTGTGGATGACAGAGACGCTATCATGAATATGCAGCATGAGGCTGTTCCTGATGAGTATAAGGTCAATAACGTTGATAGCGTAGTGGATCAAGGATCTTCTCCTATTTGCGCCGCGGTAAGCTTAGCTGAGATACTTAACTGGAGAAAGAGTATAAGGGCTATTAAAAGACCGGCTAAGATCTCTCCCTACGATATATATGATCTGAGAGAGGATAAGGATCAAGACGGGATGGTTCTTCGTGACGCTATCAAGTCTATCAAGAACGTAGGCGTAGATGGGGAGAAAATAAACAGTTACGCTAGGATCATAGATCCGGTATCGGCTAAGGTAGCTTTGATGCTGAATGGGCCTCTGGTTATAGGTCTGTATTGCTATAATTATGGTAATCGATTCTGGCAAGGCCAAGGGCAGAACTTGGGAGGTCATGCCGTTATCCTCACCGGCTGGGACAAGGCCGGCTTCGTCCTACAGAACAGTTGGGGGACGGGATGGGGTAGGTCTGGTGTAGAGACATTCCCGTTCGAGGATTGGTGCTATATGCTAGAATGTTGGACAATAGTTTCATAAAGTTTCTATATAAACTTCTAGAAATTCCTATCCACATCCTCTTGTGAAAGCCGATGTGGTGTATTTAGGATCCGTAGCTCAATTGGTAAGAGCAACTGGCTCATAACCAGAAGGTTGTCGGTTCAAGCCCGGCCGGGTCCACGCTATTTTTTGGGGAAAAACTAGCATAGAGTTTTGTCATTAGGTTTTTTTTAAAGTTTAGACGTTTGATGTCCTGGTTCGTGAGAATAAGGACATATGCCCTAATAGTTCAATGGATAGAACACGTCGGTCCTAACGATGAAATTTCGGTTCGATTCCGGATTGGGGTACATGGTGTTTTCTTAAACATATTCCCGTAGGTCGGTAGTTAATGATAACCGGTAGACAGCCTACGGGAATTAATAAAATCTTACGTGCTTAAGATCGCTTTCAGTTCTATTTTTCGTGTGTAATCTATAGGAGGGTAGCACGACCCTCCTTTTTATAAATACTATTTGCTATGGACATTAATCAAATAAAAACGTATCTACCATCAGGATGGGATGTGGTTGATCTAATAGATCACGGCATAATCGATCTTGATATCATGAATGGGAAGATGATTGGTGAGTATGTGGCTGTGTTGATGATAAAGTCTTATGATAAGATTACTGAATCACATAACTTAACTACTTTCTCGTTCCATGATAAGGATATGGGTGGATTACGGAGATTGGTATCGAACGCTATAATGGCGGTTGGGTTAAGGAATAATCCTATGACAGGAGATGGGAACACGGCAATCAAATAAAAGTGCTGAATACACTGAAAGAGGGATATTGGATATCCTTAACAGACAGTTCTTGGTATCTCCTAGATGGATTATAAACAACTTGTATGTCTATAACTGGGAGTCCGATTATCTGGCTATAACCAGATCCATGTACGCTTATGAGGTTGAGGTGAAGATCTCGTTGGCTGACTATAACAAGGATTTCGAGAAAGAGGGTAAGCACCAAGTAATGCAAGGCTGGTTCGAGGCCCGGAAGCAAGCCCTATACGAGACCGGGGACTGGGTCAGGTACGGCCGCCCCAACTACTTCTACTACTGCGTTCCTGATGGGTTGGTTGATCCTAAGGACATACCTCCGTACGCAGGACTCGCTTATGTTTGTGGCAGGAATTTGAGAAAGATCAAGGACGCACCTATCCTGCATCGTGATAAATTTGACCCCGAAGCTTATAAGATGGCGGACAAATTCTACTACAATTGGTGGAACGAGAGACGTAAAGCCAGACAGATAGAAGGGAAGGATATGAAAGATGAGTTCAGGAAGAGCATGAAAAAGGTGAAGGAGAAGATAACCGTCGATGCCAAGATCAGGGCGATGGAGGCGTTCTGGAGCGTCTGCGATTATGCCTACTGGCCGTACGGGGGAAGAGGGGTGCCCGGAATGAGACCCAACTGTTCCGCTTGTGGCGAGGAATGTAAATTACAATGTCCGAAAGGGAAGGAATTTAAAAACAAGATACGATGAGTAAGATTAAAAATGTATTGGCAAGAGCCATTTCATTGGCGTCAGAACAACCAATGAGTTATAATGAGGTAGAATCATTACTTGAAGATATAGATACTTGTAAGGTCAAGATATGGCTGGAAGAAGGAGCGATATTGCCTAAGTACGCCCATAAGGAGGACGCTTGCATGGATCTGTTCGTCAAGGATGTAGAACTTGACGGAGGCAGGACCATATATCATACCGGTGTACATGTAGCATTGCCGGAGGATTATGAGATGGAAATACGCCCTCGTAGTAGCATCACCAAAACAAAGTCTGTTATCCAAAACGCCCCGGGAACCGTTGACGAAGGATATAGAGGCGAGATTATGGTAGCATGTAGACGTGTGGATTGTTATGATGATCCTTCTTATTCGGTTGGGGACAAGGTAGCTCAATTGCTTATCCGTAGGAGGGAACGTATCGTATGGGATCAGGTGAAGTCGTTGGATGACCTCGGATATACCGATAGAGGCGATGGTGGATTCGGAAGCACGGGGAGGTGATCATGAGCGGAAGGGTTAAGATAAAGATCAAGGATAAGAAACCTAAGATCGATGTATTTAAGGTGATAGAGAACCGGTTTAATAACATGAACGAGCTTCGGGATCTGATCGACATGGATCCAAGGAAAGGGCTGGTCAGGATCCGGGACGGGGCCGGCTTTAGGGAGGTGGAGCGGGGCGGATGCCTGCACCGGAACTACCTTAACCTGTTGGAGGAAGAGCTGGGCGCTAAATTATCCATAGATCTTATAGAAAGGTATATCAAAAGATAATAATATATTAAATCGTAAAATTATGAATAGATATGTAAAGAAACCAATTGCGATAGAAGCCGTAAAATGGAAAGGCTTTAATAATGATGAGATCAAGGATTTCGCTGGTGATAGCGTTAAAATAGAAGTTATTAGGGAAGGTGACGCTGATAATGGGATACCTCCTTCTGTTGATTGTAGTATAGAAACCCTTGAAGGTGTTATGAAAGCCAATGTAGGTGATTACATCATCAAGGGAGTAAACGGGGAGTTTTATCCTTGCAAGCAGGACATTTTTGAGAAAACATATTTACATGGAGATGATATGATGGGTAATATATCCGATGGGTATCATACATTTAACGAACTATATAGATATCGAATGCTTTACAATGCCGCTTTCTTCAATGAGCTTGCTAAGAAAGGCGATATAAAGATCTGTAAATCACATAAGCATTATGATGGAGAGGAATGCTTCGGCGGATTGTGGTTTATCGTAATGGCAGAACTGCCAACGGGACAGATATCCAATCATTATGAGAACCGGTATTGGGAGTTGTTTAATATCCCTGAACTTGATACGGCATGGGAATGGGATGGACATACGCCTAAAGAGGCCGCTGATAGAATAGAATCGTATTTGAAGTCGAATTGAGATTAATATCTGCCCTAGGAATTACTTAGGGCAGGTTCGTTTTATACACCGATGTGTCTACCACGATCTGGCTATCCATATCCCCAATCAACTTAATGATCTCATCCCTTATGTCATAAGAAAGTAAGATCGGTATTATGGTTAGTATAAAAGACAGTATTATTCCTGATCCTATTATGATAGCAATATCATCGCACTCTATATCTAACATCGGCATGACAAACATCAACCCGGACATGAATATCATCACGAACAACGTGGATATCTCATTTATCATATCCCGCTCCATCGTATCCTTAATCATATCTCCTCAACTTTAGTATGGTTTATTATCCTACTAATATGACGGATACTTAATCCAGTCCTGTCCTTTATCTTACCATATACGTAGTTCCTTGAAACGACCGTAGCCAAATCGCCTAACTCGTCCAGTATCTCATTATACATCCTATGGATCTCGTTGTTGCTATGGATCTCGTTGTTGCGGATAACCGTACTGTCTCTTACATATATCTTCTCAACGTCATCGTCGCAGAAGAAGATCTTAAGCTTATGAAGTATGTCTCTAAACATGATTATAGTTTTGTCCCAAAGATATGAAATTTTGAGGATAAAACCAGAAGGAAGCCAAAAATAACGGGAGGCGGAGGGAGGACGGGGGATGCCCGGAAGGATGGGAGCCAGCCCGTTCCCTTGGATTCAGCGACATGATCTGAGAATAAATCATATATTTGTATGTACAAAATGCATAATAATATGATATTAAATAAAATTAACTCAATGGGGGGGGGTATTTTTCGCCCTCCATAAAAACAATAGATTATGTTAAGAAGAAGAATGTTAAGTCAAATGCCATTGCCGCCGTCCGGTAACGTGAATGACGCTTATTTTTACGTGGAAGCTCCATGGATAAAAGATCTATCAAAATATAATATGAATGTGGATGGATCTATGTATATGGATATTGATAAATATAATGGTAAATATGTATTTTCCATGGGAAGAGTAGGAGCCTACAATTCCTATATCAAATTTGATAATGACTCGAATATATTACCATGCCCTCAACCAGATAACGAAATATCCATAGAAGCGTTGCTCTATTTAAATACACAACAGGAAGGAAGATATTATCTATTCGCTCCATATGGAACCCAATCTACTACACAAAACTATTTATGTATCGGTGTTAATGTCTCATCATATGGGACTAAACTTTTTTATACCCAAAGACGATCTGTAGATATACCAGCATATCAATGGGTACATGTAATGGCGTCGTGGAGAAATGGGTATTTGAAGGAATATATTGGAGGGGTGCTGAGTTATGAGGATGCGACTAATGTGATGTATACACAAAACTATCAAACATATTATTTTAATATAGGAGGATATCCATCAGCCTACGACATGGGACTCCCGGGAATGTTTAGGTATGTAAGGATCTGGAATTATGCTAAGAACTTTGACTTGGATAAATTCGTGCCGGATACTTAACAATGTATTGGGCATAATATCATACAATGGAATACTTAATCAATTAAAGGAATGAGAAACGTGAAAATACGAATATATCATCCTACCCACCCATTCCTTTAATTGGTATAAGTATATAATTATGACTAATTTATATCTCTTATGAACCGAACACGAAAGCTTTCGTACTTATCTCGGTAGTCTACGCATCCACTGGAGAAACTCAAGTACCATCCGGTAACGGACCTGCGCTCTGAACTAGACCAATAACCTTGGATATTATCGAATTCTTGTCCACCAATATCAGATAACGCTTTATTGACGCTATTTAAGTTCATCCATATCAATGACAATTGTGGGCATGATGGGATATACCAATCATTATATCCCTTAGCGTCTTTGCTGGCTAAAAATGCGTTAAGTACACGCCCAATTGTCACATAACCACTATATCCTTCACCTCCTTCAATCACCTCCTTTAGCACTTCGGAATTCGCTTTTCCCTCCCAATCAGACAAAGCCCCACTTGTCCATGAAGAAACATTTTCCGGAATATTGGGAGTACCATTGTATGACCCCGACTCAGGTTTTAAATAACCGATGATATTATTCCCATACAAATTACTATAGTTTGTAATGTCGGTCTGATCCGTACCATATCCACCCCAATAGAACAAATAGCTTTTATTATACCCTGCTGAAGCGTTTTTATAGCTTTGATTAGAATCCTCGTTCTTCTCGATCATGAGCTTATGACCATCACTGACAAGTGCAACAGCGATACATGTGGTATCCGCTTCTGATATCGGTATTAATATACCATTTTTATTCACGGCATAAATACCAGATTTTATGCCTGAATTAAATCTTCTTCTCATCATAATGATACATTTTTATGGAGGATGAAATACCCCCCCCCATACCGTTATTAATTTATTCATTTATAATATATTATGTTTTTATTATGTCGTAAATATAACATAATTAATTATATGTAGGTAATAGGGAGATATGTGGGTATGGATTGGTTATGAGATATGTATGATTACATTAGAATTTAAGTTATGCACAAATATAATGAATTATAGGGATATGCCAAAGGAAGAGGCTGGCGGAAGACCCGATGGGTAGGCCCGGAGGGATGAGGTCTACCCCCTTCCCTTGGTACTACACTATCCTTACCGTTACTCGATAGTTACCATGAGAACTTTTCCCATAGGCATAAGATCCACATCCCGAACAAAGATCAGTTACTATACAATTATCGTTTAATACATAATCACCATCCCAAGTTACATAACTTTCATCTAAAACCTGAGTCTTTAATTCAGGTCTGTAAGTGAAATTAATAATCTTCCCAGGATCGGTTATCACCGTTACAGGAACAAAATTAGTTATCCTATTCCCGTATGTCACCTTATTAGCCAACTCGCAATGCATACCCGAATTATATTGATACGTAAGGGTTCCTTCTATAATACCTCCACTTATGCCCAAAATAATATTGTACTCATTTTTCGGATTTAGATATTCTATCTGTCCTCTTATGCTTATAGTTTTTATCTTCTTATCGCGATATATATCAAGATAAGATCCGTTAAAACCACGTTGATATGTATCTCCATCAATATATATATCTACAGGATTAAGACACATTCTCTTGTCTATATTAATACGGTAGTGGATCTTACCGGTAGAAGAAGTCCTGCGCCTAAACATACCCCCTCCTTATCTGAGGGTTAAAATACCCCCCCCCATGTATTTAACTTCTTTATTCATAATATGTTATGTTTTAATTATATCGCAAATATAATAAAATTAATGGGATTATTAAGTCGTGAGGGGATGAGGGATGGGAACATAGGAATATGTTGGGACGCCGGACATATTGGGATATGCGGAATATGTGGTGAGGATGGGGGATATGCGGAGATATGTGGGATATGTGGGATATGTGGGACGGACCACCTCCCCGAAATCGGCCCGGCCGGGCTGCCGTTTTTTGGTCCACCCCCCCCCCGCTTGCAAAGGCTGGAGATAGGAACGGCAAACGATCAACGAGCCGAAAAAAAAGAATGCTTATTTTGTATTTAACTTGCTGATTATCAATCATATAAACCAATATTTTAATATACATTTACATTTGATTAGATTTATTACATATAATCGCCGAATTTTTATTGCAAAATATTTGTTTGATAACAAAACATGCAGTATATTTGCCCTTGTAAGATAACAACATTAATAAACAAGGTGTACCAGATACCAATACAAACCCCAAAGGTATGGGTAAAACATTATGACAAGTAAAGATATTAACAAAGTCCAAAATGAAGTTAAAAAAGCAAGTGAGAAAACATTGACGGGTGCCGTAAAATATTGGTGCCAGCTCTTTAAATCTGGAAAAGAAATCAACGAAATACTCAAGGATAACGATATTAAAGTAGATAAAGCGATCGTTCCCGCTTTGGTTGCTTTGGCAAAGGAAAAAGAGACGGTAATACAATTATGTAAAGAGATATTACCACGTGTAAATGATACCTTTTGCGCCTATAAGGAAATAGAAAGAGAATATTATGACAAGCAAGACCAGGCAAACAACAGCAAGTTGCCATTGGATAAGGTAAACAGTATAGCCGTATTAGGTAATACACATAAACGCTTTGGATATTGTGAGCCTATAGCATACAGCGACACAAATAGCGTACCATATTATGAAGTGTTTAACGGATCGGATAAACGTATCGTTAAAGTAGCTACACCTATCAAGCGATACACATATAATTTGATCGCCAAATGTATTACTTACTACCTAACACACCCTAAAAATGATAGATAATTAGGCGGGCTATAATAGCCCGTCACGGTTGCAAGCTATTGCGTCCCCGTCGCGCAACTGGACTCAGACTAAAATAGCGAGTTATTTAACATATTGATACAAGGATATGCAGATCGGTAGGGTATCGATAGTCTGCATAAATAGCCTGCCTATTAGCAATGTGGGTAGGGGTTATCTCGGTCGTAGATCGTCCCGTTATTCTTGGCCTTGTATCAAGTTGGGTTAATACGTCCGGTTTCCGGATAGGCCATGTAAATTCATGGGGTATATTGGTGTATATACGCATGTATAGAGCGTATGTCCATGCGTTGCTAGAGTAACACGTATGGAGTGCATAACGGGGTTATTTCCGTGCTAATGTATCAACACGACGTATGTTAGGGTTGCTTAAATACCTAACATGTGTACGGATAGCAAATAACAACCCTTACAAGGGTATTTCGTGCGGTTAAATTGACGCACAAAGTGCGCCTTGTCGATACGTATCACGGGCAACGTATGCGCGTATTAGGTCTCGTTCGTTCGGGGCAAAGGGACTAATCCAAAGGGAATAGGGGGGGGCGTGCGGGCGTTCGGCTGGTAGTATCGATAACGCCGGCCGTATTGTCCCCGGCTTACCGTTTCTTATTGGTGCCATTTAAAACTAATAAATTATGTATAGGAGAAAGTTTGACAATCTGAATAGAAAGCTAGCATTTAGAAAAGAAAAGGCTTTAGAGGCGGTTAAAATAGCTCAAATGAAATTTTACGTTGAGCTTACCAAAGAACTACACAAGTCTAATAAATTAGATTGCAGTAGGGAGTCGGATAAGTGCAGGCGGAAACGTGTTAGCTACATGGCAAACAAATTGCGACAATAGATCGTTTGTTTTTATTTGATTTTAAAGTTTGTGCCCTTCAGTAATGTAGTGATATATGACTGAAGGGCTTTTTTGTGCCTATATTTTACAAAATGATAGCATATTCATATGTTTTGCTTACACATAAAAGTGTTGAGGCGGCAAATTTTAAGCCTTGATCGAAAATGTGTAAGTAAAATCATTCATTGCATATCATTTTGTATATATCCATATCCATGCAGGCGGGTATATTGTGCCCTTATGTATGGTTTCATGCGTGAATCAATCCTAAAAGGTATATAATAGGCGGTACTTATTGTATATTTTTTATCTATGTTTGGGCTTATCTTTCTTTAGAGGAAGCTCTAGGGATTGATGTATATTATGTTATTGATACTCAATTGATTATATTATTTGGGTGTAATTTTAAAATCGTGGTTACTTATTGTATATTTTATGGGATTAGTTATATATTTCGTACTTACTTTGTTTTGTGGGTACATGGCGTTTGAGTTGGGGCGGTATGTTATAGCTACGGGCGACGCCCTGCCTTTAATCATAGTTCTTTTATTGGTTTTATTATCAATACATTGTATTAGGCAAGTATATAAGGCAATCAAGAGCAAAGACCTCGATATCCTAGACTGAACGGGCGTTCCACGTGGAACAATCGGGAGGAAGGTCTCGGGTTTTATGCTGGGAGTTGGTGGGGTTGGTTTGTTTTGCGGGAGGGGACACCTCCGGACAAGGTAAATCAAGGCAAATCAAGGTAAATCAAGGGGAATCGAGGGAATCAAGGGAAAATTAAGTAGCCCAAGTGAAATAAGGGGAATAAGTGGGATAAGGATAACCTCCAAACAATGGTACTCTCCAATACAGATAGGGATCTTATGGGTATGGAGGTATGTCTATGTATGGGTGTGTGTTTCTTTGGGTGATGGAGGGAGTGTAGGAAGCCAAGGGGAATGCGGGCGGCTGCGGGGAGGCTGGACAGGCCTTGTCGCCAGCGCCGCCCCTTTTCCTTTGGCAACAATAGAAATAAATATGGACGAAATAGAACTACTAAGATTACAAGATGAAGCGCTATCTTACCTTCGTGATAATATTACAAAGGATGAGGCGTATTATATCCTTACGACCGATAAGGATATAATAGAGATTCTTATAGCTGATAAGAAGGACGGAAGCAAACGTATCAAGATTCTTGATGCGGAATATACTATCGAGAAGGATGATATGTTATTGTTATTCGATACAGATGGGATAATAGACGAATGTCTTTTGGTTGCCAGCTACATAGGGGTAAATATGTATTTTCGCAGGCAAGATGTCAACGCTATTTTGAATAACATCAATAGAGAGAAAGTTATGAAATATCCTTACATAGCTATTCAGTTAGATAATATACAGACTGTAGAAAAGCGTAGGGTTGTTTTTGAAATTACCGGGCATAGGATGGATGATAACAAAGAGAGAATAGATTTTATGTTTGTTTATTTTATGGCTAGAATGTTATGAGGGCGAGAAGGACTGTGAAAGAAAGAGATATTGTGAAGATATTGGTATTCGGGTATGATAGGACGCTTATAAAATCCATTAAGGATTCCGGATTCAGAAGTATGTCGGATGTAATATCGTACGCCAATAATATGGTCGGGGATAAGCCCATTGATCATATTAGGGTGTCGAATGAGGCTCGTGGGTGGTGTGGATCATATACTAATTATGGTAAAATGATAGATTAGTTTGATAGGAGGATATGATATGAGAAGGATTATAAAAGAGAAAGACGATATCAAGGTATCTATATTTAGTGGGGATAGATTGGCTCGTGTTTTCATTGATTCTGGGTATAGGAATATAGCTATGGTGATAGCCGATTGCGGCAGAATAGCTAATGGTTGTTATCATATACATCATATTGAGGTGGTAAATATGGATAGGGGATGGTATGGTATATACACCTTATATGGAAGGAAAATAGATTAGTCGGATAGTGAACAACAAAGGAGGTATATATGGATAATATTATAACAAACGCGGATGGCGTGAAAGTAAAAGTAAGAGTATATGATTTTGGCGATGAAGTGGCTGATAGATATACCATAGTATATGTAAATAAAAATATAAAGGATGGTTATGGGGTGGTGTATTATCCTGTTTTCTCATGTAGTGAGGATCCATTCCATCCATTAGGAGTGGGGATGTATGCGGGAGATTATTATCCGCATAGAAGTCATATGTACAATTTTGGTAAAAGAGTGAAGGATATAGATTCACTGCCAAAGAAAGTGATTGAATTTATAAAATATATTACACGATGAACGAAATAACTTACAACAATTACGATTTGGTTGCTTTTGAACAGAATGGGGAAGTGGTAGTAGCCGTAACATTCTACAGGTATTACAAGAAGAAAGCTAAAGGTGAGGTTAATTATAGATGGAGAACCAGATGCCCGGAGCTGGTGGATAAGATCGTAAAACACCGTACCAAGGTATTTACCGGTCAACTTATCCAGTTAGCGAAGGCGTATGGGGAGAAAAAGGTTATAAAATATCAAAAGGAGGAGGAAGAGGTATGTCAAGATACGATAGAGACATAATAGAAATATATATACTGGATCATATAGATACAGATAATTATGGGAAGCAGTTTAAATATGATAGGGAATATCTATCTTTTATGCTTAACGTGTTCAAGGATGAGTATAAAGAACATATCAAAAGGGATGGGATTAAGAAAGCTTTTGAGGATTACATAATGAGCGTTCCATCCATATTTAGGATTCATATAGCGGATTGCGACATTAGATATTTATTACGTTCATGGGGCGTGGAGTTCGATGAGGATGATGATGAGATATACATCTTGTACAAGAGGATCATAAGAGAGGTCTTTTTTAAGATGTGTGAGGATATGAAAGTTTGTTAATGTTGAACCAAGCCTTGGCGGGGCGGAAGGAATACCATGATCGTACGTGTGCGGATATGGTCCGGGGTCGGTTCCCGGCGCCTTGGCATAATTTAAATATAAATGATATGGGAGATAATATTTTAAGAAAAGCGGCTGATGAGTTAAAGAAGGCCGGTTGCAGGGTTTTCGCATGGCAGGATGATACTTATAATAGAGGTTGGAGTAAGGGTGATTATACGATGTTGTATTACGCCTTCCCTGATTCACCCAACATCGGGTATCTGAGTCATGGGGAATATGGGATGAGCGTAGCGTATAGTAGAGCTTATATACCGAGCTGTGGAAGTGGATCGGGGTGTTGTGTCAAGGAGGAAGCTACGTTTGACCTTGAGACGGCGTTAGACGTGCTGAACGGGCCGTTACCTAGGTGGTGTAGGTCTTATGGGGTTTATCCAAAGCAGTATGATAATATTGATAAATGGTATAATAGCGATAATCATAACAAAAAATTATTTAAGGAGATTTGATATGGAGGTAAAAGATTGGGAAAATCTGGTTTTGAATACAGAAGTAGGATCACATTGTTTTGTTACGCTGATTGATAATAATGACATCAGTAGAGGTTACGCGCAGATCAGACGCGCAGAACATTTCGGGTATAATATCTGCTTCACTCGGTTATATGGGAATAAGTTTTATTTCGAAAAAATAGAGGAAGGACGTACGCAACAATACATCAATAGGAGAAAATAATATGGTGATAGAATTTGATTTTGAGATATACAAAAACGGAGATTACGATAAGGTATATCTCCGCAACGGGAAAGAGCCAAGAGTATTATGTGATAATGGGAAGGGTAATAGTCCTATGGTCGTGATGATTGAGGATGATAAAGCGGATGATTATATTATTCTTCGTTATAACGAAACTGGCAGGAGGAATATCAATGGTCAATCGGGTCTCGATCTTATGTTATCGGTGAAAGAACGGGAACCAGAGTTGTGGGTTGTTGTTATATCTTACATGGATAACAAGGATAAGAGACAAAAGATGGTCTTGCCTAATTTTTTCTCAAAGAATATAAGAGGGAATATATATCTTCAAGGAAGCTCTAAATCAAGTGTATCATATTATGTTGATAAGTTAGAAGAAGATGGGTGCTTCGATGAACTATGCGAGAAGATAAGGGTAAAGAGAGATCGTATTTATAACATGGAAATAATATCACTATCAGATGACGAGGCGACAGTTTAATCAGTTGATAAATGAGCTAGACGGCAAAAGCCCGTTTATCGTATTACATAGGGATGCCGTTGCGCCTAAATACGTGGGCGTGGAGGTGTCGAAGGATGGGATGGTATACAGATATGCGATAATAGGGATAAACGATGAGTATAAGGCTAAAAAAGCCCTTATTTCGAAAATATTAGGCATAGCTAGTTACCTAAATGGCAATAAGCCCTTAAAAAAGGGTTAATTAGATGTATTTATGACCTGCGGCATCATATACGATATAATGCCATAAATGACGTTGTATAGAGGATATGTATGATAATATGATAGATAACGCATTCGTGTCTTGATATCATAATATTATGCCATTATATCCTCTTTTTGTATAAAAAAGATAACAAATGATACAAACATCTTGAATATGGATGAAATTAAGATAGGAGCTGAAATTGTATTTAATATAACCGGCAACCATAATATAGGATATGCCAAAGGGGAAAAGTATATCGGGACGGTGTTAAGCAAGGATCACCGATCACGTCTTTATGTACGGACAATAGGAATGCCTAGGGCTTGTATTGATGAGCGGGATGTAGAGTGGGTTATTGATCCAGATGGGGATTTTGATATGGATGAGGCGATCCCGAATCCTGTGGCAAGGGAGTTGTATAAGTTGATGGGTAGGTACGTTTATACGTTCGGTAGGTCTCATGAAAGTATCAATGGCTATATCGTGTACGAGTGTATGATGATGGACAGGGATTTAAGATATAATGTTATGTATGCGTTGCATGATCATGGATTTGAGATACGGCATATTGATAGTTATTCTTGGTGGATGACCAATGAGAGGTTGATGTCCGAGGTGACATACACGGAGGGTGATATTCATATAATTGTTCATGAGTGCATGGAAGATTATGTGGATAATGTGAAATTCGGGGAGGAGTTTTATAAAAACAAGGGAACGTGATAAGATACTTACTTGTGATGGCGATGATAATATTAACACCGCCAAAAGGAAACGGAGGCATGCCCCTCGCCCCGAAGCCGGCCGTGGTCGAGGCACGGGTATGGGATAAGCTGGCGACCGCCCTGTCTTTCGTGGAGTCAAGGAATGACGATCGGGCGCACAACGCCACTTCAGGGGCGTTAGGGAGGTGGCAGATGAAAAAGGTGTATGTAGATGAGGTTAATAGGATATTGTGTCTTAAACGGGAGAAAAAGCGGTATAGATACGATGATAGAACAAATCCTATCAAGGCTAGGGAAATGTTCGAGATATATCAATCTCATCATAATCCGAACAAGGATATAGATCGGGCTATAAGATTGCATAGGGGACTACATTCTACTAAATATGTTAAAGAGGTTAAGCGTAAATTGAGAGAATAAAAAGAATATAGGAGGATAAAGACATGGACGAGAATAAAGTGATACGACCGATGGATTTTGTTCGGCTTACAAATATTGACGAATTAAATGTGATTAAGGACACTAAAAACCATATAGGGCTGGTGAAGGAGGTCAGTCGGGACGGGAGAATGAGTATAATATGGATAGGTGAAACTTACAGCCAGTTGGCGTGGTTCAAATCGAGCGAGTTGGAGGTGGTGGATAACCTTGTGAGCATCCTGACATGCGGGCTGGCTAACTTTCGAGGAGACGGGAAAGAGAGCGCGGATAAATTTTATCCAATGAATTTATGTTATATAAAGAGGGGGTGATATATGAAATGGGTGATAATAAAAGGAGTTAGATATCCTAGTTCCGTGATATCAGCATTTGCGGCATATAATATGGATAACCCCTTCTTGAAGGTCAGGATAAGAAACAAGTATCATATAGTGCCTTTTGATGATGTTAATAAGATGGTTAGTCAGATGGTGTATTTAATGGACAACTATCCTGATTTCGTTCAGATAGGGGGATGGTGGATATCCAAGAAAGCGGTGATGTCTTGGGTTCCCAAGGGGCAGGCCGTGGACGGATCGGGCTGGGTCATATCCTTTACCCTGTCCTTTGGATTGGAGGGAGGGACGCAAATTAGATTTGATAAAGAAGATGAATACCTAAGTGAGATAGATAGGTTAAACGAGTTGTTTAATGTAATATTATAAGGGAGTATGTTGATAGATGTAAATAAATGGATTGATAAAAACGGGAGCTTCGATGAAGCCGGCGGCTTGGATTTAGTGAGGCACGGATATGAGTGGATTAGACGGATGCGTAAATTCGAGAATAAGGCAGATCGTCATACTTTTCAGAAAGTGTTTGGCAATAAAAGAGGCAATGAGTTATGGGACTATTTTTTAGAGGTAGGAAGATCTATCTTCATATTAGAAGATAGCTATTTCCTGATTAACGACAGGAACGTCTTCTCTTTATGTTTAGCAGAGTGTAGTGATTATGATCTATATGAGCTTGTTCATAATATTGAGACGGATAGTGATCAAGGCAAATGATGTTGTTTAATTTAAAAAAAATAAATTGTTATGGAAATTAGAGAATGTTTATTGGTTTATCTAGAGAGTGGATATCTTTTTGACGATATGTCAGGAAGATTAAAGTGGTTTGAGATTGATAAGATCTTGATCAGTTTTACATATGGAGTAGTTAGATATGTAGGAACATGGGGAGGATGTAGGACTGAGAAGACATTAGATGGGAAATTATTTTATTCGTCCGAAGAATGTTTTAAAAAGGGCGAGAGCATTCCTAAGACAAGACTATCAATATATGATGTTTTTGAGTCATTATATGGGTTCATTCCAATAGGTGATGTGTGGAAATACAAAAACGGAAGAGCTGTCAAGGATAAGTTAGAATATTTTGATATTGAAATAGATGATAAAGGAAAAATTTATTGTAAGGAAACATATTACAGAACACGTGAAGATGTGTATAAATTCAATGACTTAACTGTAGTTGACAGGAATGGAGACATAAGGTTAGTGGAATCATCAAAAAGTAGATTAATGCTTAGTGATGATCAATTGGATGTCGTGGAGAGAATGAAAGGCATCATTGATGACATGGTTAGGTTAAAGATGATTATGTATATTGATCAAGACTATAATCTTTGTTTTCTACCGGGAGATAAAATAGAAGCTTTGGCAATGGATGAGACAGACGGATTTGTGGATACCACCGGTATAGTGACATCTATAAAATCTAAGGATGTAGTGGAGTTTTATGTAGAAAACCCATTCGTAAAGATAAAGGGTGAGTGATATCTGAATCTGGATTGTGGTGGTTCGTGAGAATAGCCATAATCATATCTCTAAACGTGAACATAAGGAGGTACGTATGTCATTCGATTAATATTAGGGATCCAATTACATTTAAAAAGAGGAGGAATTATGAAAAAGACAGTGATAACCGATGATTTGATAGTATTTAGTGACGGATTTGTTTGGAAAAGATTATCCAGAAAAGTCGCAGAAGCACTTTGGAACTCTGTTATAAGTCATGAATTAGAATTGTATTGGGTGCGGACTGATGATGAATCCGAAGCTGCAATTGAGGGATTCGATGATATGGAAAGAGCCTTTAAATGTGGTGATTTTGTATGTATAGAAGTTGGAAAATTGCCATATGATATGACTTTTCTAAAAATGGAGGATTAAATATGGCAACAAAGAAATTTGATAGAACCGTGTGGCATGGTACGGATTGTGACAAAGTTACCAGCCTTTTTGAGTATGGGTTATTGGTGAGATATATTACCAAAGAAAAAAGCTGGCAATGTATATACCGCAACCCTCATGAATCAAACAAGTTTTCGTACAGTTGGATAAGCGAGGAAGATATGCGTGAGATGTTTTTGACAGGTTGGGCAAAAGATGATTTGAAGTCGTTTTGTTCCTATGTCGGTGATACTTGGAATGACTGGTTGCTTCGTCCGGTTGCTACAAGAATATATGATTTGGTTTCCTATTATGGAGCGGAAGAGATATTTGGAAACAGTTACCGGACTTACACAGCAAAGGAAGTTTGTCTCAGACTGCGTATAAAATATATGGAAGAATATGAAACAGCGTGCTGATACCCGATAGCTTTTGAGGTCAGGTACAAAGAATGGTTGAATAGAAAACAATAAACAATAATATGAAAACAATAAATCTAACCGTGTTTAGCTTTGATGAGCTATCAGAAAACGTACAAAAGAAAATTATAGAGCGTGAGCGCTGGAATGTAATGGAGCAATGTATGGATGCTTATGGCATAGACTATAAAAAGTCAATGAAAGCCTTTGAGGATATGACAGATACTAGGGTTTATAATTGGGAAGTTGGATACGAGAGATATGATTTTAGTTATGAGTTTAAATACAAGGATCCTATTTATGAACACCCTACAGATTATCATCGTGATATATTCCCTGAGAATCTATACGGTAAATTACTGTTCAGATATATCAACAACAATATTATGCCATATATTATCAAGGGCAAGTATTTCTCCACGTCAGGTAAATATATTGATGGGAAATACAAATACAGGCACAAGTATAGTAGGGTGATGTTTGACTATGGAGATAATTGCCCATTGACAGGGATGTGTTATGATTATTATCTCCTGAAACCTATAATTGATTATTACAATGCATGGTGTACTTATCCGGAGGATTTTTCTTTAGAGGATCTGATGAGACAATGTTATGATAACTTCTTCAAGTCATGGCATGAGGAGTACGAGTATTGGGCTGATAATGAAGATGCGATACGTGAGGAGCTTCATCATAATCAGTATGAAGATCGACTCTATTATGAGAATGGGAATGTGTATGTTGAACCATTAAATGAAATAGCATGAAAGTGATATGTACAAGGTGTGGCGGAACAAATATTGCTTGTGAAGCGATCGTAAATCCAAACACCGGGGAAATAATAGATTATCTTGATGAATCTTTTATGCATGCTAATTGTGGGGATTGCAAGGAAGAGGTAGTGATAACGGATGTAGATAGAGTCAAGAAAGATATTGATTCTATGTTTTTCAAGTTCGTTAAAAAGAATGGGAAAGAACCTGAATACGTAGAATGTCAGATCGTATGGAAAGACACAGGGGATGATCAAAGAACGACAATAAAATTATCATTAAGCATCAATGATGATGATAATGATAATGTTTTCTATTACTGTAATGGGATAGAATCACTTAAGTCACTTGTGGAATATGGAGTAGGAGAGTTTATTGTAATAGATTGTTGGAGTTTTTTTAGTATTGATAATTTGTAAATTGATGAGATTATGAATATAGAGGTAATAAGATACAGGCTTCCGGTTTATTGGGCTCATGCTCTGTGATTATACCGGTTTGTTAGATAATGAAGAACAAGAAATAAGGAATTTCTTGAAACGAGTAAAAGCAGATCCCGTAAGTGTAGACTGGAAAACAGAGGGTTTTTATTGGTACAATAACGCTAATAATACACCGGGGGAATGCGTAGATTTTATTTTTCACAGGTGTAATAATTAAACTAAAATAATATGGAAACTACAAACAGACTATTTTATTCAAGTACAAAATTCTTTACAGAAAACGAGGAAGAATATAGAATAACAGCCACAGTATCTTTAGATGATGATTGTCATAACAATATGTGTGACTGGAGCATAACGGCCGATATCAGACAAAAAACAAATATGGACGATATAAGGAGTATATGGGAGGCTGCTGCCACGATGAGATTGCGAAGTATGTTCCAGAATTGGCGAAGTTTATACCATTACATTGTTGTAATCATTATGGTGCTCCTATGTATCCGGTGGAAAATGGTATGTATCACATAAAGAATAGCGATAAGTCTGTGGCTATTGAATATTTACGTATATCAGACAAGGAATATTCCAAATTATCTGAAGCGGTGGACGATAAGATGTATTTCAAGTATCTGCTTTTCAATCCAGGGATTGTGGATAGATGGAAACGTGAATCAGACGAGCTTATTGCGGAACTTGAAAACCTGTGTGGAAAGAAATGGGTTAATCCATATAAGCCAGAAGAAGAAAGGTTTACCCTGACACTAACGGACGAGGAACGTTTGCTTATTGAAGAGCGTATTAAAGCCGGGTATTATTCCGCAGAAAATATCGAAAAACGTAGGGAAGAGGCTCATAAGGCAAAGATGATGGAAAAGCGTGCTGAAATTTGTGAGCAATACGATAAGATAATCAGGAATGCGGAAACAGACAAAAAGGTAATGCTCTGTGTGTTTGATTATGGATTGTCAACCGATAATGTAATATATTATAATCACACGAACACTTTATCTTTCAACTGGCGTGATTATGGGGAAAAGATCACACAAGAAGAGTTTGATGATTTCGTGAATAACGTGGATCGCTCCCAACTCCCGGAAGGAATTAAATTTAAGTTAAAGTAATTTTTAGTCTACACATAATCACTATCAGAAAAATGAATAAGATTATAGAAGATTACAAAAAGATAGTTGCCGGCAACGAGGCCGGCAAAAACATCTGCTTTATGTCAAGAGGAGAATACGCTGATCCGAAAATAGCGTACAATGGTATCCTCATGAATTACTGGGATGTGTATGATTGTATGGATGAGGTAGAAGAACCGACAGATGATGATTGGTTGAACGCGGTAAGTAATTTATTTGACTCATATACATATGATATTAAGAATACGGATGTTGATAAATTCAAGATGTCGGATGTAATGAACGTATATCGTATTATTAATCTGTAGTTGTATAACAAAAAAAAATATTGATATGAACAACTCTATGGTCGCTCACTTATGGGCAAACGAAAAGAAAGAATCCGCAAGAGGTAGTAATTTTTTCTTTGAAGGTAGAAGTATTTATTCTTATGGTTATCATTTTGAGGTTGGAAGAATCGTAAGAAATAAGTGTGGTAAAAAGGCGTATTTGCTTAACGATAAGTATTATTCTTCTTCCACCTGTAAACATCAACATTGTGTTCGTAGTGCAATACCAACTGGCTCAAAGGTATTTTATGTTGGATATAATATGTCTGATGATGGCAGCATGGCTTTTATCACCAGTCAATTGGAGCTTATCAAAGAGGTTATCGAGAAATACAAGAAGGTTAGAACAAGCCTGTCTTATAGGGATGTTTGGGGAGTATTTAGAAGTCTAATGGATTATATTGAGTTCTTTAATATGGGTACTCCCAAGAGCCTTCTTAAAAAGAGTGCAAACACATGGATCGGAACTAAACATGAGTTATCTTATGGATCGGATAAGATTAAAAGTGAATACGTCCATGAGTTAAAGCGTGTGTTTGAGGTATTGCTAAATCATCAAGCGTTAGAAACTTTAGGAACGACCAATGTGATAGTAGATGAGATTTGTGGTGAAGGAACGTGGGCTGGGTATGTGGCCAGATGTCAGAGATGGGAAGACAGTCAGGCGAAAAAAGAGGCTTTAATTTTTGAAAAAAGAAGAAAAGAAAAAGAAGATCGCAAGAAAAAATTTGAAGAACAGATCGAGACGTGGAAGTCTGGCAAGATTCTGAAATTATATTCACATTATTATTTGGAGGATGACCAGCCTAACGTATGGCTTCGCATTAAGAATGGCATAATTGAGACTAGCAAGAATATCAAGATAGAACGAGCTGAAGCTGAGAGACTTTGGAAATTGATAAAGCTCTTCCATAATGGCAGTAAATTCCAACGCGATATGGTATTGGATACAACCGGTCACAAATGGAAGATCAATAGCTATAAGAATGATATATTGGTTGCTGGATGTCACAGGATCGCGTATAGCGAGATGAAAGGTATTGCGAGACAATTAGGATGGGATTAAACAGCTATCAAGTAACATTTGAGAGCTGTGGCGATCACTATCAGATTTACGGGAGAGACATCCAAGATGTCATGGGTAGCGTTACCGGTGGAGCCGGCGTGTATGGGTAAGGCGGTCGGGGAAGCGGGGCGTCCGCCCATGTTCGTTGGATTGGCTGAATAGATAAAGCTGCAATGTAGTGATATAACTAAAGTGAAAATAACAATATAAATACATGTAAAATTATGGGAAAGAAAATGATAACAATACCATTTGATTTAGAGTTGGCAAAGAAAATCAACAATGGTGAGCGCAATGGAATGATTGTAACGGATGGCGATAATTACAGAGTAGAGTTTGTGTATCATAGGGAAGAGTCTTTCCCAATCCTAGGAGTTATCCATACTGATCACGGCATAATATCAGATTGGTTCTCAAATAATGGATTCGGAGGAAAGAATTATAGACTTAAGCTTAAAGTTCCAGAATATACCACATTCAAGGACGGAGATGTATTGAGTAATGAACAGGGTGATTACCTGTTTATATTAAATACGAACGGAGAATATCTTACATCTTTTCATGCATCATGGAAGAAGGGGAGGGGAGTCGTGATTCCTAGAAAAGCACATGCTGATTGTAATAATATTGAAAAATACAGACTTGCTACTGAGGATGAAAGGCAAAAGTTTATTGATGCTCTTAAAACAAGCAAAGAGCCTAAAGCCAAAATGTATTTGAAACAATTCTTTGGTATTGAAATAGAACCAGAATATAAATTCAAGCCATTTGATAAAGTTTTAGTAAGAGATACAGAAGACGATGATTGGCACGTAAGTTTGTTTGTTAGGAAAATTGCTGATGCTCAATATAAAGAAGAAAGATATGAATGCTTAAATGGGACGGGATGGATCTATTGTATTCCTTATGAAGGTAATGAACATTTTTTGTAAAAAACATATTAAAATGGAAAATAAAGAACAGGATTTTATCAATCGATATAAAAATGTGCAAGAATCCATTGTGAAGGCAATGGACAAGGCATTGGAACGGGCAATAGGGAACAAGGTAATAGATTTCGAGAAGTGTGAAGGCAATTATTTGGACGTCTATCCTCTTATCGGGGCGGTCTTACAGAAGGAGCTAAGGAGCGTACTTGGTGAAAATGTGAATAAGAGTATATCCCGGAATATGAAAATAAAGGCGACCAAGTACAGAAATGATTACAGGGTATGGTTGGACTATGCAGGAGATTACAGAAACGAAAATATAGAATAACATGAAATATCAAAATTTTATGTGCCCTTATGAGCTTGCATTAAAGTTGCATGAGTTGGGTGTAAATTCAGAGTCAGAATTTTATTTTGTGAAAGAGATGAAAGGAGGGGGATCCCAAACAGAATCAGTTACACAAAATACAATGAGATATTCATACAGAAAAGAAGGAGACCTCATACCGGCTTATATGAGTCATGAACTTGGAGAGATACTACCAAGTATGATAAATATCAGTAAATCAAAAATATGGGATGACTGGTTGCAATTGACACAATATTTCCCGAATAAGGATAGCGAATACTACGAAGCTGCCTATGTTCGATACGATGCTTACAATCCACAAACAGAAGTGTATAGTGGATTTGGGGATACAGAGGTAGAATCGAGAGCGATGCTACTTATTGATCTATTGGATAAAAAGGTATTAACATTAAGTGATCTAAAATTAAAAAGTTTAAATAGAATATGAAGACAGTAAGATTATCTGACTTCTCTCCTTATGATAGGGATAAGGGGAAGACGCAAGAGTTGCGTCACAAATTCAGGAATCAAATACTTGAATATTGGGGAGAAGATATTGGTATTCTGATTGGCATCACTCCGATATATAAGAGACGTTTGTGGAGCGAAGAAGTAAATGTTATAAATGATAAACAATAAATATGAAAACAAGAATATACGAAGGAATACGGCATGGTGACTGGGTAAGATGTACTCAATGTGGAGCGCAAATGCTTCTTCCATGTGGAGCCGATCAGTGTCCAGAATGTTATGGATACGGCACGTTGATGTGGGTAGACGAAGATAGGCAAGAAATGAATGTTGAACATCTGGATTGTCTTGTCTAAATACGAAAATTGGAGTTACAAGACTATTTGTCCCCAGATGTTTTGGAGATAGAGAATAATGAATATTATAAATAAGGTAATTATATACCCTTGAATATTGGGGAGAAGATACCGGGATTTTGATAGGAATAACCATGGTATATGAAAGACATTTGTGGAACGAGGAAGTTAAAGTAATATGATTATGGACGATAATAGGATAATGGAAGCGGCTAAATTGATAGCCAACTCCTCAGCAGCCTTAATACAGGCTATAGGGATGATGAGTGAGAATATAGAGAGGGCTAACAGAGGGGAATCTCTGGCTTATACCGAAGATCAGTTTATGAAACTAATTCAAGATAACGGAATAACGTATAACGATGTAATACAAAGGGGGTGGATATGAAAAACGTAGAAAGAATAAACGCATTAAATAAAGTTTATTATGAATAGAATGAAAATGTTTTTTAATTACTTATTCTTTAGGGATATGGGTAATCTTGGTGAGGGGTGTCTTATAAGCGCATTCATCTGGCTTATGATCATGCTTGTCATTATTGGGGTCTTTTGCTTATACTAAAGATCATTTCATGAAAATCAGGATAACGTATAACAATGTAATACAAAGGGGTTAGAGATTATGAAGGACGTAGAAAGAGTAAATGCATTAAATAAAATGCTATTAAATGCGAACGTAGTAGCTTATGGAGCTATGGTTGATTTGATCAAGAGAACAGGGAGACTTGATCTTGATATGAGTAGCGTAGGCCATATAGATGATTTTCCGGCTGAAATAAGGATCTTTACCGATAACGGGTTGATTTGTTTATCTATAACATCCGTGTATTTATCGGGGGAAGATAATTTGATGGTCGATGGATATGATGACGATAATGAGAAAATTGAGGGAGTGGATGTTTATTACGACCAGATAAGTGAGATAGTATATCTAGCTAAAATCATATTAGAAGAAATGGAGGAAAAAGATCATGGGGAAAACAGTTAAAACAGATATGGAATATAAGGAGATATTAGAGAAATCATTATCAGCTATCCAATATCTAAGGATACATGGATTCTCGACGTACATGGAATCGGATGGGATTGTTAATAGGATAATGATGTTCAAGGATAAGAATGAGATGAGGGATCGAAGGATTAAATCAATTCTATAGTGGTTGATCATAATGGTAGAGAGATATAAGTACAAGTGTATTGATGCTTATGAGGAGCCGGAGAATCCAATGGAATGGTTGCCGTGTCCACGATGCGGCCTCCGGCCTCTGGTCTGGGAGTTCGATAACGGGAGAGCCACGGCGTGCGGGTGCGGGACAGACTGTTATAGTCATTGGAGCGTGCAAGCGGAAAGTATTATGTCGGTCATAAAAAGATCTGATAACGGTAAGTCGGCTGAGGCGTATGATATTGATGAACTTAAAAATAACTGGAATCATTGGGTGAGGACAGGGGAGATACTGTTTACGCCGGGAAATGGGAGATGGTAATATAATTAACAATTTAAGATATGGATCATTATTTGACTACAATTCAAACAATATTAGATAGATGTGATGATAACAACACATCTCCTAGTATTGATGACATGGAGATAATAAAAATAAACCTATGCAGAATAATTCAGACTCGTTACGGAATAACTCAGTTATGGTTAATCCAGTTGATAGAAAGAATACAGAATGCTTGTTGTAAACATTACAATGATGTTGATATGTTATGGGAAAATTTTGTTAAAAAAATGACTGAATAGGAGGGATAAATATGAGTACAAAAACAAGTAAAGAATATAAAGCGATAAAGAATTATATCCATAATGAGCTTGGGCTTACCAAGGAAGATATAATCAATGCAATTAGGTCTGATATAAGACAATATGTTGAGAAGTGTATGAATAATACTTACGGGGATGATAATAATATAAAGCGGTGGATTGAGGTTATGGTGGAGAATAAGCTTAAACAAAAAGATTTTAACGTCATTCCAAGGACGGTAGAAAAGGTATTACGAGATAAGATGTTAGACAATATAGAAATTATCGTAAGAAATAAGTACTTAAATGATTGGGAATATGAAAAATGAAAATATTTTAGATAAAATAAAAACGGAGGGCATGAACCAAGGGATATGGCTGGCGGTTCAGGAGCTAGCCCACGACGGGCGATGGACGCAAGCCGCGGAGGAGCTGATATCTTCTTGTGGATTGACCGAGGATGAATGTAGGAAGCTGCAAGAAGAAAGCGAATCATTCAATGATGAGATGATTAAGTTTATTGACAATATGTTTGGACGTGAGAATATGATAAGTGAAGGCAGTACTATAAGTGAAAACGATACTATATGTATAAATATTAAGTATCATAAAATAGGGGAAGTCTTTAACTATAAAGTTGGTATGTCTGAAATGACATTAAGAGTAGATAAGTGTGATAGATGTTCGGGATGCGCTTTTGAAAATTATATATATGATTGCGTAAAATCAGGTTGCTTGGGATGCGAAAGGGAAGATGGGGAGAGTGTTAGATATACAATAGTTAATACATAATTTACAAAGCATCATGAATGGAGAGAATATAATACCTAAGATAACAGACAAACGTGGGATGTTATGGAAACAGCCCCATAGGAGATACATAGAAATTGATGAGGAATACGCTTTAATGACCAAACAAACCTTTGAGGGTCTTAGAGAATATTCAGTAACGATCCCATCGGGGGAATATGAAGGGAAGATGTGGAAGGCCAATAGAGGAGGTATATGGTATCTATATTGGTATGATCATGACGATAATCCATCAATGATCAAAATAGAGCGAAGAGAAATATTGTTACTTAATTAATACAAAATAATATGGGAGATAGAGTGCAAGAAGCCAAAGAAGAAGGCATAAGACAAGGAATATGGCTATGCATACAAAAATTGGTGGAACTGGAAAGGTTTGATATGGCAAAATATTTTATGATATCCTTTGGATTTAATAAAAATGAGTGCGAGGGGTTATTAGATAAAAATGGTCTAAACGATAAAATGGATGTATTTATCAACCGATTATTTAACGAAAATAATCATATAAGGTATTTGAAGGATATAGGATATCATAAGATAGGTAGTATATTTAAATATAATACCGGCATGGAGAAAATAGAATTGGAGGTAATAGAGATTGATGATAGCAGTTGTGATGGATGTGTATTTAATAACAGGGGTTATTACTGCATGTATTCTTGTTGTTGCAATATAGATAGGGAAGACAATACAGATGTCATATACAAAGAAGTAAAAAGATCATGAGTTTAATAGATAAATTAGAGGATTTGGTGGTCAAGGTAGACACCGAATACCAAGAGAAGATGGAGGCGGTGATCCGGGAGATAGTTCCGGGGATGCCGGAAGGGAACGTGCGCCATGCCGCCGAGTGTATGTGTACGGACAGGATGGGGAGCATGATGGATATCGATATTTATATATTAAAGGAAGAGGATAGACCTTACGAATGCCATTATCTAAAGGATCTGCTGGAGGATAGGGTAGCTAGAATAGCCAAAATGCATGAGGATGAAAGTTATACATACAATATGGATGATAATTATTGGTGCGCCACATGTGGATCCCATTCTCATAAAAAGGATTCCAAGACAGGGTATTGTTGGTATTGCGATACAGTTAATTGGGTTAAAGAGGATGGGAAGGATGTTGGAATATAAAAACAAGCAATTATATAACAAGGAGGAATAAACATGGGAAGAGGTGTTAATACAGGCGCCTTGTCTCCGGTCGGCGGTATCGGGGAAATACGAATGCGAGCAAACCTGCGAAAAATAGTGGCGTACAAAGATTTCGCGAAACAGATGGTCATGGCACAATACGAATGATAGAGGAGATTGGTGATTAAAACATTAAATAACATTAAACATGAAAAAGAGTAGAAGAATTGTAAAGAAAATGAGCAAGAAGAGCCTTATCAACAAGAAGGCTCTTCGGTATATTATCGCAAACAGTAATTTATGTAAACATGCGATAAGAGAATTGGAATTAGCCGGATATAGCAAAGAAGAGGACGGTCCTAACAAATGGATGCGCGAACAGGTAATAGAAGCTGTCGCGCTGTTCTCTTCTCATGGTAACAGCGGATTCTCGGCACCATTTGAAATCAATCTCGTCAAGAAACTTTGCAGTTTTGATATAATCTCTCCTTTGAGATTTGACGATGGCGAATGGGAAAAAATAGGCTTAGACGGGAGTTGCCAGAATAAAAGAAAATCATCGATATTCAAAGAGCCGGACGGGAGTATCCATGATGTTGATGCATTTTCAAAAGTTCCTGTAAAAAAGTTTTTATTCGCCACTCGAACGTGGACGGAGAACATCCATAAGATAGGATGGATAGGAGGGTTGTTTGAGACGGACGAAAACGGAATACTCACTGGAAGATATTTTGGTAGATGTAATGTAAAAGACTATCAGAACGGATATATGCCAAAAGGCAAGAAAGAAATACCATGCAGGGAGATAGAGATATCGCCGGACAATTGGATTATGACAGTTGAATCAAACAATGAGGCTTTGATTGAATTGTCAAAGATTTATGATATAGTCTGGCGACAATGCCCTTGCTTGAAAGGCATAATGAATACCAACGTTACACCGGAACTTGAAAGATTGGCATGCGAACAAATGAAGGGATAAACAATGAATGACAAATTTGTAGACATGCCGAAATGCATGGCGGACAAATACGAAACCGCCGACTTTATTGCCAGCGATCCCGTCCAGTTCCCAAGGCGGTATTCCGGGCGGGACGCGGAGGTCAGTGGGTTCATTACTTCGTGGCTCTCGTTCGGGAATCGAAAGGCGATCATCGGGGCGGCGGAGATGAGGAAATGTCTTGATAAGATATTTGATTTGGCAATTAATGAAAGGCTTAAATAATTCAACACAAAATCATATAAGATGATAACTTCTATAAGGATAGACGACAACAAGAAGACTCCATTTAAATATATCCAAAAGATAAAAGCGTTCAAAAATGGCTCTGAGTTTATATTCAAGCCCGGCGTGAATGTGATTGTAGGCAAGAACGGGAGCGGGAAATCAACCCTCCTGAATATGATATCGAAGTACATGTTGTGCGAGAAAAAGATGTGTTCTGAATTACCGTCAGAAGCATTGTATTTCCCGGATATATTTGATGATGACAAGGTGCTTGACGGGATCAGTATTAAGTCGGATTATATCGGGAAGGTATTCCATCTCCTACAGCAAACTGAAATGAGAAAGGATGATATATTGGATAATATCAATAATTTAAGTTTGTATATGAATGGAGCATCTAGGTCCTCTGGGGAGAAGAACCTTCATGCCATGAACTCGCTTTTTGATTTTGTGTTTAACCAAGATGAGTATGCGTTTCCGATACAGAAACTTATGGAATTTAAGAAAAAGTCAAATGAGTTCTGGGCAAACAGGATCGACAATCTTTTAAAATACTACAAAGACAATCATGTGGTATTAATGGAGAAGGATTTTGAGTATACAATCATTATGGATGAGCCGGACAGGAATTTAGATATTGACAATATCATGGATCTGTACAAAGTATTGTCATTTCATAAACCGCAAACACAAATTATAGCCGTAATTCATAACCCGGCTTTGATTTACAAGTTGAGCAAGCTGGATTGCGTGAACTTTATTGAGATGACAAAAGGGTATTTGAAGAAAATTACTGGTTTTATGAATAAAAAATAAGAAAGGAGATGAGAGAAGAGTTGAGAACAATAGGATCAAAAGGACGCCATGTGTTTACAGCAACCTTTGTTAGATTTGGATTTAGGAATGGATACATTGGACCTGTAAAAACGATGCTTTTACAAGATGTGACACTTGATAGCAAAATAGTATCAGATCATTTGTGGTTCGATTTAACAAAAGGATTTAGTGGTGCTGATTTATCGCCAGGCGATGTGGTTGAGTTTTGCGCAAGGGTTAGTGCTTACGAGAAAGGATACAAGGGGCACAAGGATGATGTACTTAATAGACCGATAGAAAGAGACTATCGATTATCAAGACCGACAAAAATTAAAAAGATCGGGAAGAAATTAATATTAAAAGATGAGGGGAAATAATACATGATAATTATATGCCTAAAAAATTTATAATTTATTAAAATATAATGATATGAAAATTCAAGTAGAATTAAATTTGGAAGATGTATTCGAGGAAGCTATGTACGACGAAGCGACGTTGAAAGAGGAGTTTACCAGCTCGGTCAGGTTAGCTATAATACATGAACTTAAAGAAAAGTTCAAGAATGAGTTGATGAGAGAAATATCCAATCCGATATCAGAGAAGATTGAGGATATAGCGAGAGAATCAATGAACGATCTTGTCGAGAACGCCAGCGAGAAGAAATATAGATTCAGGTTAGATTATATGGATGAGGAGTTGACAGTAGACGAGTTTATAAGAGGCAGGATGAAGAAAGTTGTAGACAGCAACATCGAGACAATGGTAGAATCAAAAGCCAAATCTTTTGTCAATGAGTTAAGGAAAAGGTATGATATGGCGTTCGCTGCCTTCATCGTGGATAATATGAGAAAGCAAAATATGTTGAAGGATGAGAAGATAGCTGAACTGTTAAAAGATAATCCAAATGAGAGGTAGGGAGGATGTCAAAGGAAGGCGGCGATCGGTGCTCATGACGCCGGCTGTTCCCGAAAGGATAAGGGTGTTGTCTCCGTCATGGTACAGGGCGGCGGTGGAATTTCAAGGAAAGCCTGAGTCGGAACAACGGGATTTTTGTTCGTGGTGCTGTTGTACTGGGGGATGTAATTTATGCGCTGATATAAGCAAATACAACATAAAAGGGCTTAAAATATATGGAGGATAATAACATATGAGAAAGATAATAGGAGCGAAAGTAAGAACCCTTTGCCCTTTAAAAAGCAAGGGCGGTACGGTTATAGAAGAAGGAGAAATATGTACTATAGTCAAAAGCTATAAAGGATATGGTATCCGTACCGATGACTATCGAACAATAACCAGAGTGGATAAATGTTGTGTTGAGATTATGAAGGAATAAACATGAATGATAGGAGAAAGGATGATATTAACTATTAATAATGTTTATTTAATTTAATTCAAAAACAAAATGTCTACTTTTGTAGACACATAAAAATTACACATATGAAAAAGAGTAAATTTGTAAAGGAGTTAGAGAGGATCATCGATATGGTTAAGACCGGGGATGATGGTTTCGAGTATGGTGGTAAAGTCATTTTCTATAAAGAAGATGATGATAACTATGAAATCTTGGTAAAGAACATCGAGATGAATCTTATGGTAGAGGCCAATACTATGGCTAGTATGGATGATAGGGCTTTCGCCTGCCTTATGGGTGAGGTCTATAAACAAAAGTTTACAAAGGCTGTAACGATATCGGAGGATGAGGATGATGAAGACAATTGATAAGATGACCGATCAGGAGATATATGATCTTACTGATGAGCAGGTAGAGAAATTGATCGTAATAAGATGTGCGGAGGAAGGTGTCAGGTTTATGGATGAGCCTCCAATCATGAGGACATATGACTGTAAACCTATTTCTCCATCCCATTTCTTCTACTATTTAGAAGAATTGAATATAGCCGTTCTTGATCAGGATGATGCTATTAAAATAGCTAAGTTCTTAAGTGACTTTGATCTGTACAGGACTAGATATGATTTCACCGTATCCAATGAAAAGCTATACAGCAAATTGGATATAATTAATATCAAACATACTCCGATGTTTGATACGAAAGACGAGGAGACCTATAAGTCTATCAAGGATAAGAACGATAAGATTGAGGCGGAATATAAAGACCAGCTAGAGAGATATGAGAGAAATATGAAGAAAATGAGTAAAATTCGGGCCGAGATATGGGATAAAGTAGCCGATATAAGACATAGGATTGATAATATGAACTATCTTAGGTCGCTTTTTGCAAGGGAATATCTACCACTGGTGGATAATGATACGGATAAGGCTATGATATTTTTCAAGAAGGCTTATGGCGTGGATGATGATACGGAAAGATATATTCGTGAAGGAATAAAAGATTATCCTTTGTTTAACAATAATATAGATTAAAATGCACAATTGGTTTAAATGTACGGTTTCTTATGAGACCGATGCCGAGAACGGCATGAAGAAGAAGGTAAAGGAAGAGTATTTAGTAGATGCCTTTTCTTATACCGAATGTGAGGCTAGAATCATAGAGGAGATGAAGCCATTCATATCCGGTGAGTTTAGCGTTGATATCAAACGATTCAGGATAGCGGAATTGTTTGCCATGGATGGAGACCGGTTCTATAAGGTCACGGCTGATTATATTACGATAGACGAGAAATCGAACAATGAGAAACGCAAGGCGTTTAACTACATCGTTCGGGCCAATGACCTTGATCATGCCAAAAAGAATTTCGAGGAAGGCATGAAAGGAACCATATCAGATTTCGTTGTCACTTGTATCAAGGAAGAGAAGAAACTGATGGACTTCTACGAGTTTGATGGTAAGATCAGGAATCCGGAGAAAAATGAGGATAGTAGGCAGTAAAGCTAGCTACGAAACCACGTCGTCCATAGCCGAGAAGTTGATGGAGATAAGTAAAATGGAGGGTACGATTTATCGTATCCTCACATTGTCTAACAAAACTTATCTAGCTTCTAAATTAGGATATAGCAGATCGGGGTTCTATAAGAAGATACAAAACAGGAGTTTTAATATCCGGGAACTAGCTCAGATATTCGATACGATCATCAACTTCAAGGATCAAGATTGGACTGAGGGTAAGATTAATAGGCTTAAGAGGTATAGGGCTATGAGCCTTATGGAGTTCAACAAAAGTTATAAAAAGAAAAAGGCATGAGAGGTAGGATGTTACCGTGTGAGAGATGTGGGAGGATGGTAACCATAAGGAGTAAGGGGTTGTGTCCCGCGTGCAGAGCCAAGGAGCTACCGCCAAAGGAAAGGGCGGCGATACGGGTGAAGGCCAAGCCAAAGGGGAAGAGCCTAGCCGTTTTCTTTGGCGCCCATGTGGCTAGATTGAGTATGACAAGGAGATCTGCTACCGGCGCATACATACCATGCCCGGGGGTAAGCAACATATGCCACTTATACCCTAAACGGAAATATAAATCAGTTGCTGAGGATAATGATAACATTATCTACTTGACGGCTGATGAGCATACAAGATTCGATTATCTATTAGATACGATGGATTTCAGCCGGCTCTTGGACGAGTTTGGCAACGTATGGCTGTTGGCAGCCAGAAGGATGAGGGATCTCGCACCTAGAGTCGAGGAGGATGGTAAATTAAAAACCAGATTATTATCATGGATAGAAGAAAACAAAAATTACTTCTAGCTCTTGGATACGAGGCTATAAGTGATACGATATATAAGAAAGGAATGGATATGGAAGTCATAAGCGATCAAGAATCGTTTGATGATATGAGAGTCCGTTTATCCAAAAAACATCGTGTGGTTATCACGGATGATGGCATTGTAATAGAGTTTGTTCATAATAAGCCAATGGACGAGAATGCGCCATCATATTATTGGCGATCATCATTACCAATATTAAGATCATATCATACAGATCCTAAATTTACCGCTTTCTTTGGCATATTAGACGTTTTGTCAACGATCCCAAAGAAAGATATGGTTGAGGAGGAAAAGCCTGTTGAGGAACCTAAAAACGAGCCTAATGAGGAGATGGAGGTTGAGTATGATCTGGAGACAGAGCAACAGTATTATGCCGCTGAATGGATAAAGGATATCCCGACACCTGTGTTATATAGAATGACTGTAGCCGGCAAACGTGTGTATTATGAGATGGATGTTGATGGGTATCCTATCATATACGATGGAGCCACTAACAATATCGCCAATGGGTATTGTGATACGTCCGGAGCCTTGGAGAAGTGGAAGAATGAGATGAGGCTCAAGGGTAAGGATCCTGATGAGTACGCTAACTACAGGGCTGATCTGGGTACTATCATGCATTATCTATTTGGGTTGTATCTGACAGGGGTTAACATAAAGCTGATCCCGACATGGATCAGGAAGGTGGTCAAGGAAGCCAAGCTAAGAATAGACAAGTATAGGATGGAGCGGATATTAGTGGATAACATTGATGAGCTGATAGAGGATCTGATATCATTCGCTATATTCTGCAAGGAAAGACATGTTAAACCGGTATTGATCGAAAAGATGCTGAGGTCAAGCAGATTGAAGGTGGCTTCTTCGGTGGACGCCGTGGTGGAGATGGATAGCGAGCCGGAGATGGTGGAGATAGAGGTCGAGACAGGAGAGTTCTATAAGACGGGAGCCAAGAAAGGTCAGCCTAAGACGGAGAAAAAGAAGATAAAGAGATGCAGGAGGATATTCGCTATATTGGACTTCAAATCAAACAGGAAAGGCAATTTCTATGACGAGTATGCTTTCCAACTTGAGTTATATAGAAGAATGATATTAGAGAACTATGGAAAGATATTGGAGATAGAGGAGATATATAACTTCGCTCCGGGTGATCCTACCGCAAAGACCAGCCAATATAAGTTGAAGAGACAGACTGACAACCCTATATTGAATATGGCTACCGTAGTATATCTTCAAGGAAAGTATAAGTTCGAGAAAACTAATTATACGGTTACATCAAGAATCGGATCCTTAGATATAGAAGGCGAGTTTGATGTTAATAAGTTGGTAAGGAAAGAGCCGCTGAGGGACTATATATATAGAGTCATGAATGAGAGGAGAGGGTGATGGAATTTAGGGAGTTCAATAAGAGCGTTCATCGGTATGAGCTGGATCATAGCAAACCAAGGAGGAAGCTGACGTGCCCGCAATGCGGCAAGGATAAGTGTTTTACGCCGTACGTGGACGTAACCACCGGTCAGATCGTTGGAGAGCAGTTTGGGGTGTGTGATCATAAAAATAAATGTGGTTACTTTAAATATCCAACAGGGAGCGAACTTGGGAACAATGATCTTTTTACCGATTCAAACAAAGTATTAAGGAGGTACAGACCTCCTATGGATCCGGATATAGCCAACTGCATTCCGGTAAGCAAGATGTTTGAGACGCTTAATCCTTTCGAGACATCCGATCTTCAGGATTATCTATCCAATATCTTCGGATCGTATCATACCAATAGGGCATTTAGCTTGTATAAGGTGGGGATGATGAGATTCGGGGACTGGGGTAAGTGCTGTGTGTTCTGGCAACTGGATAAGAATTGGGTAGTGCGGACCGGGAAGATAATGGACTACGGGCCTGACGGGAAGAGGGTAAAGGTTCCCATGGATCATGTATGTTGGGTGCATATACTGGACGGTCAGGATTACCTGCTTAGGCAATGCCTGTTCGGGGAGTTTCTTATCAACTTCTATCCCAATGACGCTCCGGTGTATATAGTAGAGTCAGAGAAGACGGCTGTTATCTGTAACATCGTGTACCCTAGTAGGTTGTTTATGGCCTGTGGCGGTATCCATATGCTGAAAAGGGAGATGATAGAGACATTGGGTAGGAGGCGGATAGTCCTGTACCCGGATAAGGGCGACGCTTTCAACGAATGGAGAAAGAAGGTAGACAAGGATATGAGGGGGATGAATATAGAGATAAGTAATTTTCTAGAATCAAAACCCAATATAAATGAGGGAATGGATATAGCGGATTATTTTATTATTAAACAAATTTACAATGGCAAAGGTAGTTGACAATTACAAGAAATTCAAGGTGCTTGAAATAACAAGACAGGAGATGATGGATAAGCTCACCAGATATGGGTGCTTAGGTATTTGCGATATGTGTAACAGACCTACATCCGTGGGCTATTATGTAGCAGTAATCAATCAATGGATGTGCGAGGACTGTTATAATGATTTCATCAAATCAGTTGACAGGTATGAGGAGGATATGAGAATAGAGAACAGGAATTTTAATAGATTCTGTGATCTATTTAATGTCAAAATACAAGAAAAGGCATGAGAGAGCTATCTTTAGCCCAGAAAGCTATGTTAAACGGATCCGTATGCCCGTATTGCAAGGCCCCATCCACTATGATAAATACGGTGGAGGGAAAGCAAGTTGGGTGCGAGAAGTGTGGGGCTTGGATGAGATCCGATCCTTTTGGGAAGCCGATGGGGAGGCTGGCTAAGCCGGATCTTCTTAGGAGTATGGATATGGCAATGACTGAGATTAATATATTTGCGTATAGAACAAAACGGGATGTGCAGGATATTTACAAAAGCCTATCTGGTGAATTGGATATACCAATAGAACATGTATCCCCATATAAGATGTCTTTGCCATCACTACTTAATACCATGAGATATATTGAAAAGTATAGCGATAATCATATACGGATATATGATAGAACCATGGTAAAGAAGGCTTGCCCTAGGCACGGAGCGGTGGTGATCGGGAGCAACGCCTGCCACGGGTGCCCGGAGTTCCTGTTCCATGTGGTAAACGACACGACCGATACGGTGGTGTGTGATATGGATATGAGTTATGGAGATCGCAAGAAGGATAAATATGAGCATTAGAGCTAATGATAATGGAACATTTGAGTATCGAATCAAATTGGATACCTTTAATAAAATGAATAATACATGTAAAATGAAGAAAGTTTATTTTGTTCACAAACCAACAGGTTTTTATGTTGGGGGCAATGTAAGTAGCGTAGAAGCTACAGTTTATAATAAAATGGTTAATATGGGGATGAGTAGCGAATTAGCCGATAAATTTAAAAAGGTAATAGGTACATTCCCTTGCACATGGGAGATACCAGATGAATTTGCGTCTGATCCATATTCGTATATGATTAAACGTCTGGGATTGGAATATCCATCTTTTTTAAAGGAAGAGGATTTGGATATGCAAGAGAATATAGATTTTGATGATGAGGAGGACGAAGAGGATGGGGAGATCGACTGAATATTACAGGACACATCCGGAAGCCAGAAAGAAGAAGGCTGAGACGGACAAGAAGATCAACGCCAGACCTGAGCAGAAAGCCAAGAGACGGGAATTGGGTCGCAAGAACTACAAGACCGATAAGTTGAAGGGGAAGGCTTATCGGAAGGGGAAGGACCTATGCCATACGGCTAAGGGATTAAGATATAAATCAAGATCAGCTAACAGAGGATCTAAATCCGATACGGCTGGCGATAGAAACGCAAGAGGATGAGTGAGGATAGGATATGGAGGTCATCCAAGGAGATTATCATGGATGCCTATGAGAGGATAAGAAAGTATCAGTCGGGGGAACTTCTCCCGGCTCATACCGGATATCCTTATCTGGATAAGGCTTTGCTGGGGGGATTTTACCCCCAGCATGCGGTAGCCATAGGAGCTAGACCCGGAGTCGGCAAGTCTTATTTGGCGCAGAAGATCATGAGCAATGTGATGAATGTCAATATCAATCCACAGGCAGATGATTATGTATGGTTAAGATGTGAGTTTGAAATGAACCCAGAAGATTTGATGTTACGTTCACTATCAAAAAAAATGGGGAAAGACATACAAGATATACTCCTTAACGAGATGTCAGAAGATGAGGTAAAAGAAATGCAGAGATGCCTCAAGGAAGAGAACTCTAGCAGAATAACATACATCCCTAAACCATCAACCGTAGATGAGCTTCAAAACTTTCTATGGAATGAGTATATGCCAATAAACAAGGATAAGAAAATGGTATTCGTGTCTATAGATCATACGGCTCTAGTACAAGGTTCAGGAGACGCCAAAAGAAATATCGACTCGTTGATAACCATGTGTAATATCGCTAAAAGAACTTTTCCTAATATTTTCTTTCTTATAATATCCCAACTCAATCGTGATATCGAAGGACGGCGGGATCCAAAGGATCATATGCCAAAGCAATCTGATTTTTATCAATCAGATACATTGGGACAGTTATGTACGGCTATGGTAGCGTTAAATATACCGAAAAGATACGGGTACTCCTCATACATGCAATTTCCGCAAGGATGGTATCCTAATCTGGAACGTTTCAAGAGCGAGTCAAGACGATCCTTCCGTGTGGATGGATTATTGTTCCATCATATCGTAAAGGTCCGTCAACGGTCATTAGAGGAGATTGATGCGATACATGTAGATATCATGAAAGGATATGAGCGATATTATCCTGATGGAGGGGTGGTGCGCCAAGAAAGACCGGGAGGCTCGGATGCCCCCGTGGGTAGCGGCAAGCCGGATACGACCGTGGTGACGCTGCCGCCCCCGCCTCCCAGTATCCCGTTGGAGCAACAATATATACCGCCTAGTGATGATTTCAATATAGTACATGACGAAACACCTTATTGACATGAGATTGAGACATAATTACTTGCTTGTAGTGATAAAGGTGCTGGAAATGTTCTTGAAGACCGTATTGTCGGTTGAGGATAAGATGGGGATAAAGGAAATTATATCCTCGTTGAAGGAAATGGCTAAATACAGCATCAGATATATCATAAACCGGGACAGGGAGAAGGAGATCATGAGCATCTGTGATGAGGTATCCAATAAAGTACAGGAGTATAAAAGAATGAACGATAACTCAATGGTATTGGAATTGGAGAACTTGAAGCGGGAGGTAGTGGCGGTAGAAGATCTTCTTAGCTCTTACAAGGGCGTTCTTGACGCCGAACTGGTAATAGCCGAGGATGACATCAGGATCATACGGGACAAGATCGCTATAAGCCTGAGGGAGGATGGAACATGTAAGAGCATGACTGACGCCGACAAAAGGGCTAGGGTGGACGTAAGGTACGAGAGGGCGTTAGAGGATTATCGGATCCTTCTAAGATGCGCCAATACGGTTAGGGCTAAGATGTCGGTTGTAGGGCATCTTAACCAATCTATAAATCAATCTATATCAGTTGGTAGAGTTGGTATGGCTAATGAATCTTATACGGTAAAACAGTATGAAAAAGGGAAAGAGATTATCGAAAGCAGACGCCCTTAGGGTGTTGAGAAGAGCTTACGATCTAATAAAGAATGATAATTATACATTTATGTGCAGAGCAATAGAAAAGGCAGCGGTTGAATTATCACTTGCTGAAAGATCATGTGTGGCGTGTTATCTTATACCAGAACTGAAGATGTTCAAACCTGTAAACAGAAAAAATGGAGATTTTTGGTTTCATTCATCAAAGAAAAACATAAGGTTACATATAATAGATACGCTAATAGATATATATAACGGAAATGATCATCCCGATATAGTCGAGAGGGTAGCCAGAAAGATCAGGTCAATATTTTAACTCATTAGCTTATGTATATAAATTTTGAACAGATGATGACATCAGGATTAACGATGTCTGATGTCGGGTATCTTTTGATGATCCGGCAGAAAGAGGAGATGGCTAGCGTCATTCCAAAGGAGAAAATAGATAGTTATAAAGCATCTGGTTATATCGAGCTTCAGAAGAATGGGAAGTGGAAGATAACGCCAAGGGGAGGGTCGCTGCTGATGCTGATAGAGACACCCGGTCTGACACCGGAGGTCGAGGGGATCCGGGACCGTATCGTTGGGGTATATAACGATATGGGGAAGGATACAGGGGCTATTAAGGAGGTAGAGAAAAGGCTCGTATGGTTCGTGGCTAATACCAACTTCAAGGAAGAACCTATAGTAAGAGCCGTAATATCCCACATAGATCTTAAACGTGAGTATACGATGAGATTGGATAACTTGATCTGGAAACCATCAAATGTGTATAGCGTGCATATGAGTTTATCGGAATCAACGTTATTCGATACGATCATAAAAATGTATGGCATGACGTCTGACTTGTATCTTAGGGAGAACAAGAACAAGGAGCTGGCATGGTTGTTCGCCATAAGCCGGCTTCCGGATCCCCCAAAGAGAATGGATAAGGAATACGCTATCACAGGCGATGTTAAGATGGATATCGAAAGGATATCGGATATAAAAAAAGAATTAGGTAGAAGATTGAAAATGTCGATTTAGTATGGAAAGAAAAGAAGTTGAAAAAGTAGTCAAGGAGGCGATATTCGAGAAGATGGGTGAATTTAATGGTCTTGATCATGCCGCTCAGATAATGAACGAGGATAAGCTGGATACGGATATGGCTATGGATTCCCTTGATTTTGTAGAAGTCATAATGGAAGTGGAAAAGAAAACGGGTAAATGTATACCCGATGAGGCACTTAATGTCAAGCCTTATCACGAATTGACGGTAGGAGAGCTTATGGGTATGTTGTGTGATTATCTAAAAGACAAATAAATGGATTTCGGATATGATGATTGGGAAGAGGGGCTAGAGACCCCTCTTGTCGATGATTGTGATGACGATCATGAGGAGGAAGAATATGATTTCAGTTAAGGAGTTAAGACCGGGCAATCTTGTAAAAGACAAAGCTGGTGATATATGGAGAGTAGGGTGCGTTACCGGTATGCGTAATGAAAGTGGATCATTAATCCTTGAACGTGAGGTTGATGATGGGATAATGAAATGGTATTCAGGGGAAGATGATGTCATGCCTATTGAGATAGACGATAACCTTCTTGACGCTATCGGTTTCAAGAGTGACAAGAATAGGGACGTATATCGTGGACACGGGATGACCATGGAGGTTTTTGGCGACGAGTATTATCTCGGACTTAGGGATATGGAGGATAACCTGAGCGAGCTTATCCAGATAAGGTATTTGCATAACCTACAGAATATTTCGATGGATTTATATGAGCGTGACATAAATACGGAGAGGCTTTATGATCGTTCCGGAGAATAACTTGCTATGCAAGACGATAGGCGGTGAGAAAGTGCTTGCCGCATCCTACTCACAGATAGACACGTTTGTTCAGTGTCCGTATAAGTGGTATAAGACTTACGTGGAGGGTCACAGATCCACGGAGAAGCATGAGGCTACGTCATATGGTACGGTTATCCACCAGACGATGGAGTATTTCTTCAAGAACGGATGCAGACCTTCTTATGAGGACATGAGTAAGGCATTTAACTATTACGCCGATATAGAGAAGATACCTTTTGATAGCGTAAAATCTCAGATCGAGTCCATGCAACATGCGGCTAGGTTAATAAGATGGATTGTGGGGTTGTTTGAGAAGGATGCTGCTGGCAACTATAAGAAAATGTGGTCGGATCTTACGCCAATGGAGAAGGTGATCCGGGGGTCGAGACCGGCCGGCGTGGAGGAGGACTTCGTCCTGCCCTATAAGCTACCCAAGCCCCTTACTTTGGATGGCGTGACGTACGATAAGGTACATATCATAGGATCGGTGGACTGGCGTGGAGAGTATAAGACAAAGGACAGGATAGCCATGTATACGATAGACTGGAAGTCCGGGAGAAAGTTATTCGATGAAGACAAGCTGCTTCATAATCTCCAGCATCCGATATACGCCTTCTACATACTGAGAAAGTACAAGGTATTGCCGGATATGTGCAGCTATTTCTTTACCCGCATGCTGGACAATCAGAACGTGAAGGTAGATAAGGAGAAAGTAGAGAGATCTGTCAAGGAACTTAACGATATTCTCCTTGACATGTATGATTTCGAGACAAATAAAATAGATAGCTATCAAGCTCACGTTTGGGACGACGCCAAACAGGGGTATAAGTACGAGAAGCGCTACCTCATGGGACGTCAGCCGGCCTGCCTTGAACCCCGCCCCAAGCCCTTGTGTTTCTGGTGCGATTTCTCGATCCACAAACAAGGGACATGCAGGTACTCATCGGATTGGGATGAGTCAAAAAGAAAGAATAAAAAAGATTAACTTTATTAAAAAGCCTAGGTAAATATCTAGGCTTTAATTATATTTGTGTCAATAAATAAATGATTATGGATAAAAACGAAAGAGAAAAACAGGTATTGGATCTTCTGATGTCTAGAAAGGATATTAGGAAATTGGTAGAGAAATCAAATGAATGTTATTCTAAAATGGATTTCGTTGGTGCCATGAAATGCCGGCAGGAGATAAAGGATATCGTAGACCGGGAATCGAAGATCATGTTGACAAAAAGTGAGTCTTTGATAGGCTTGATGAATAATGCTGATAATGAATATAAATTCAATATGCTGGTATGGCTACATTCCATGATGTGTATGGCGGATGTATTTAACGGGATATTGGAGGATTTCAAGGATGGGGTAAGAAAAGCCAATGGCAACTCCAAGTTCGTTAAGTTCGATAATCTGGATCGGTTAATGACAGAATGTAAGAAGGAGATTGATTACCTGATGAAAGGCACAAGTAAATCATTCCAGATATCTTTTGCCGTAAGAAGCGATGAGCTAAGGGAGATGATAGAGAATATGGTTGGCGACAATATCCGGGAAGGGTATGATATGTTTAAGGAAGAGGCTAAGATGACCAAGGAGACAGACAGGAGCAAGATAGAGGAATTTAATAAAAAGCTTGACCATGATCAAATGTAATATAAAGCTAGGCGATATAGTCCATACCCAGATAGGAGTAGGAGAGGTGATAGCCATAAGCAAGACCAAAGAGACTTTGATGGTGAAGATGGATGATGGTCGGGAATGCCCTATAAGACTAGAGTACGTAAAAGACGTTTTTGATAACTACAAATCCAAATGATTTACAAATTAAGACCATATCAAGAGGAGTGTGTTAAAAGTATCTCCGATTACATAAATTCTGATAGACATGATCCGGTATTGATCGTAGGTCCTGTAGGTTGCGGTAAGTCACTGCTGATAGCAGAGGCGGCTAGATTGATGGGAGATAAGACGCTGATTTTACAACCATCAAAAGAATTGCTGCAACAGAACCACAACAAGATAACGTCGTATGGCATACCGGCTACCATCTACTCCGCTTCCTGTGGAAAGAAAGAACTGTCTAACATGATATACGCCACGTTAGGGTCTATCAAGAAGGTTGTTGGTCAGCTTATGGAGATGGGGATCAGGAACGTGTTGATAGATGAGGCTCATGCCGGGTATAGCCCGGAGGACGGCAGTGAGTTCATGACATTCATGAATGAACTGAAACCGAAAAAGGTGATAGGGTTTACCGCTACACCATGCAGGCTTAAAACGATGTCGATAGGGCAGGTGTCATATTCCCAGCTTAATTTCATCACTCGTATGAGACCGGTATATTTCAAGAACCTAATCCATGTCATACAGGTGGAGGAGATGATAAGGCAAGGATTTTGGACACCTCTTAAATATGAGACATGGGATTTCAATGGAGATGCCCTTAAACTTAATTCTAACGGCTCCGAATATACGGCCGAGTCTATTAGTGAGGCGGTGAGAAAAAACGGCTTAAACAACCTTATTTTACGTCGGTTGATGGTATTAAAAGACGTATGCAGATCTATACTGGTGTTTATGGATTCTGTTGAGAGCTGCAATACCGCCGCCGAATGGATGAACGCAAAGATATGCGCTGGCATGGCGGAAGTGGTTCACGGAGGCACGCCAAAGAAACAGCGGGAGGCTATAGTCGAGGGGTTCAAGTCAGGTAAGACGAAGGTAGTGTTCAACTATTCCGCCCTCGGTACGGGATTCGATCATCCGGGTCTGGATTGCGTGATAGTAGGAAGGCCGACATTCTCGTTCTCGTCGTTTTATCAGTGGCTTGGAAGGGCAGTCCGTATAAAAGACGGAAAGGATAGTGCTTTGGTCGTTGATTGTTGTAACAACTCGTCAAGGTTCGGTGATATAAGGAAACTTAGTATAGAGAACTACAAGGGGTATGGATGGGGAATGTTTATCGGCGATAAGCTAATAACTAATATCCCGATGGGGGATAAGGTAACGAAAACAGATCTGGATATCAAAGCAGCCAAGAAAGATCGTAGGAGGGGGCTGGCGCAGGGCGTAACCGCCGCCCCTGTTCCCGGGAGACCGGATCATCCCCTTGGCTCTACGGTAATGACATTCGGGAAATATTGTGGGTGGATGTTGCATTCGATCCCAGTATCGTACTTCAAATTCATAAACGAGACATTTGACTGGGATAATGATAGGAACAAGGATATAAAAGAATACATAGATTTTTTAATCAAAAACAATAGATTATGACAGGATGTATATATCATGAGGCTGATCTTGACGGAGTAATGTCAGCGGCTATAGTAAAAAAGTATTTCAAAGGGGACATTGATCTTCTTCCTTACAATTACGGCAAGGAAATACCTGACGTGAATAAATATGATAAGGTGTTTGCAGTTGACGTGTCATTTGGAAACAGAACAAGATTCCTTTTCGATGAGTGGAAAGAGAAAGGTATAGATGTCGTATGGATAGACCATCATAAGACCGCCATAGACGATATGAGGGATTACGAGGTAAAGGGCAAGAGACGTATCGGAACGGCGGCTTGTGAGCTTACGTGGGAATATCTTTTCGATGATATCGAAACCCCTGACGTGGTAAAATTATTGAGCGCTTATGATGTATGGGATCATGATCGCTTCGAATGGAGTGATGTCATGGCGTTCCAATACGGGATGAGAGGATATTGTGGTCTTGACGTGGATATGGCGGCAAGGGCCATGGATGGCGATCATGACTTCATATATGACATGATAAGGAACGGGGAGGCGATACTGGAGTATATCGTCGAGAAAAACAGGGGCGAGATAAATATATTCTCATTCGAGGCTGATGTATTTGGGTACAAGGCTATATGTATGAATACCACGGAGTTTAACTCTACTACATTTGAATCTATGTATAACCCTAAAAGACATGATCTGATGATGCCATTTTGCTGGAACGGAAGATTCTTTAGATGCTCGTTCTATACCACCAAAGAGGAGGTGGATGTCTCGGCGCTGGCACGCAAGGCCAATCCCGGTGGAGGCGGTCATAAGGCGGCTGCCGGCTTCCAACTTAGCGTGGAGGATATGATGGGATTCTTGAAAGAGAGGAGGATGTGATATGGTAGGATTGATATCTATTATTATAATAATAGTAATCTCCTTTGTCATGATGATGGAGGGATGGGAAAAATATGATTCACAAAAGTTTTACACAGGGCTGCTTGTGATAGGTATAAGTATCATAATGATATTTCCAGTAATGCAATATAATATGGAGAATATGAAAAACGTATGCAAATTCAAGAAACTTAACGAAATGAAGCTAGATGATTACGGCTTCGGTTTATTCGAGTACAATGGCGTTCTTTATTTCAAGGAGGCAGAGGGTGAGAGATGCTTTGATGTAAGAAGCGGGAACGAGGTTATTATCGGGAAAGATAAAATTGTAACGGCCTTGGAGGATTGATCATGAGAAAACTTGACGACACCAACAGGACAAGAAAGAAAAACGTACGGCACTCGTGGGTAAAGGCGGGGCCGGGGATCCAACGCTGCGCTATTTGCGGAATTACGAAGCAAAGCGAGTGGAGAGACGGGAAGACCTCGCATTGCGTATATCTATCATCTGGTGAGCTTTATTCTATGACAGGAGAGACACCGGAATGCAGGGATCTTAGTGAATTTTATTAATAAAACAAAAAGGAGTTTGAAATGAAAGAGGAATTTAGCAAATACGACAAGGTTGTTTATGATGGTGAGGTATTTGAGGTACTTGAAACCGCCGACAATACGGGGATAATGAAAATAGAACCGTTATTTGATGAGACATATAAATTTATTTGGGTTGATGAGGAGATGGTTGTCTCGTTAAGCAGGGCTATCAAGTTAAGGCTTATCGATGATGAGACGGCAGATGAGGCGATGAATTTCGGGAAGCCAAAAATAGGAGACGCGGTGGTGGAAAGCGGGCCGCTTGTGGGGAAAGACGGCAGCGGGAAGGACGACCGGGCCGACGGTAAACTCCGGTGGGATCTTCTTCCTTTGGCTGAGATAGAGGACATCGTGAGGGTATATACGGAAGGAGCCAAGAAGTACGCCGATAACTCATGGCAAGATATACCTGATGGATTTAATCGTTATCTAGGTGCACTCATGAGGCACTTGGTCGCTTATACGAAAGGGGAGAGATATGATAAGGAGGGATTCATGCATCTATCCGCCGTATGCTGGAACGCCATAGCGTTATTATATTACGATAAACATAACAAAGGGCTTATAGAATGGAAGAGTCAGGAAAAAGAGTAGTAGATGAGAGATTAAGAGCTATCGACAAAAGAACAGGTAAATACGTTAATGTAATCAAGCGCACTATTGATGATAGCCTATTCCCGATAGTTAAGTATCTCAGTTACAGTTATAATGAATTAAATTATGATTATGTAAAGAATCTGAATTTTGATGTAGACGTAAATTGGGAGCAGCGTAGATATCAGATTGTTAAGGATTTATTATCTAACAATTTCGATGGGAGAAAGATGAGTATAGATGAGGTAGATAATGCTATATTTACCGCTGATTTGATTATTAACAGATTAATAACTATTTGAGATGGTAAGAATTGATTTTTTCACGAAGAAAGACGCTGAATACAGCGACTACATGCGATATATTATCGCCAACACATTACAGGAGTATGAGGGTGAGGTCACGTTAAACCAGATCCCGGAGAACAAAGCCACGGAGGAGGAAATATCCAAGTACGGTATAGAGGTATATCCTACTATCATCGTCAGCGGTGATAACATGGATGGCTTTAATAAACTTGAGGGGATGGCCAGAAAAGTTGATCTTATTAACGTAATGTCGTTATACGACAAGAAATAGGCTTATGACGATAAGGGATAAATATTTTGGTTGGAAAGATATATTCTTTGACAGGTTCGTGCATTGTTGTAATGAAAAAAGTGACCAACCACAAGGAAGTAATATACCTCTAGCCAAAATAAACTTCGATAACAAGACAGGATATGTGGAGGACGGGACTATTAATATAGCCGAGCTTCTTCAATATCTTTGGATAAATAATAAGGTCTATAGGTGTGAATATGCACCCATAGATATATCCTCTGTCTTGCAAACATTGATTAGATTGACCGAGAACGCTAAGTTCATATTTGACGACCAACCCGGCATACATGATATGATCCCATATAGAGGTTTTTTTCTTAGAGATGATTTTTTACCCGGGAAAGATTATTCGCTTGATTTGGATAAAATAGTGAGCGGGATGGGAGGATGGTATGGAGAGGATGAGGACCCATGTTACTCGATGTTCGTCAGTCAAGATCAGATATGGAACTTGAACCCGATATTGAAGGTATTAGCTGATGAGGGATCTATTCTAGCCAAGGAACTTGGGTATGATATGAACTCATATGTCAGCGATAATGGATACACGATATACAACCCCTACCTCTCGTGGATTAATCATTACTATCATTATTGCCCGACATTTAATGAGGATAAACTGAAACCTTGGGATAGGGTGGAAGACAGAAAGAATAAATTCAAGATGACGGATAAGGTTAAGAGAGGCGCCAATAATTGGTATTATTCAGGCGGGACTATATCTTGTGTGGATAATTTCTTGGGGAAAGAATACAGGAAAAATCTCCGAACCTTCATATATCGTGGAATAGTATTCTTTTAGATCGGATATGGCATACACCATTGTTTGAGAAGATGGGCGTGAAAATGAAATACAACGCTTATTATTGTTATGCCGCTACTTCCGGGATATGGTATGATAAGGGATTCAAGGAAAGACTAGCCAAGAGGTTTAACAAGTCGCTGGGCGGCGACGGGGAACTATTCGGGGCTAACCTAGCCTGCATGGTATGTGACCGTAAGGATATCGATTGGGAGGCGCTTCGTCTTTGGCTTGACAAATACGATGATCCTACTGATAAGGGCATGGTGAATAGCCCTATTCAATTTATGTATTTATATTTATATTACACTTTTAACAAATAATTTGAAATGAAGAAGATAAATAACTGGGTTATAAGAACATTTGGATTGAGAGGCTCATGGAGCTGGGCTAAAAAACAGATGTTAAATGGAGCGATCATTAAACGTAAGGCTACTACAGGGACATACAAAATAGCTATTGATAATGACAAGAATAGGTTACTTGTAGCCACATGGGATCATCTAGATCAAAGTCCTGTATGGGAAAGGTGCCCGCATAGTTTATTAGATGAAGATGCGGTTGATTATTTTGTCACAGCTCATAAGGAATTATCATATGGAGGCATAAAGATCAGGATGAAAGATGAATTTAATTGTAACGATAAAATATCGAAAGTATGAAAAAGATTACCGATAAAGACGTAGAGGCTCTTAAAGCCGGGAAGAAGGTGACAAAAGGTTTTATCCATATGCAATTGGATGATAAGGGAAGATTGAACTTGTGGAGTGATATCAATATAACTGACAATGGTGATTATATATAACTTTACACCGGGTTTATATAGTTACGATTAACAAACGATACCGGAGGTACGCCGGGAATTAAAGCACGTGAAGAGACCTCTTTAGAATCAGTTTCGTGTAAGCGGATTCAACAATGTCCCTATGAAGCATGAAAATATGCTTTTGGTGTAGAAAAGTATATAAGTACCTAACATTATAATATAATTTAAAAGATGGCAAAGAAACAGTTAAAGATCCCGTTTAAGGACGGGAGACCATGTAAATGGGTTAAGGATGTTCATGATGAGGAACGTGATAATTATGAGTTTGATGAATGCCTTGAGATACACGGATTCGTTCGTGGACGCTCTTCGGCTGTAATGATATTAAGACCGGCGAATGATCATGGAAAGGATTTCGATTATGCCAGTAGCGCCTATTACCAAGTATTCTTGACAGACAGTAAGGAAGTAATACAGAATATGATGCATGGAATCATATATGGTAAATGGACTTTTGTTAAGAGAGGCGAAAATTTTGGTATAAAATTGGTTAAGGTCTTACCTAAGATACATAAAATATCCCTTGATATGATCGCAAAGGATATTTTTAGACCATGAAAATAAATAAAAACAGGATTTATGAAAGCGGAGAAAAATATGACAGTGCAAGATTTGATAGACGAATTGATGCTTGTCAAGGATAAGAGTAAGGAAATAAGGGTTGTTATAAATACGAATGATTATATAACATCCTACCCTGCCTCTTTATCTGATATGTCTATAAAAGAGAAGGGAGATATAGTCAATGATCATTTTGATGATACAATTGCTATAGAATTGCATAAATAAACGATAAACAATATGAATGTATTATCATTGTTTGATGGGATATCATGTGGATATCTAGCATTACAAAGAGCCGGTATACCTATTGGGACTTACTATGCCTCAGAGATAGACAAGACATGCATAAAGGTAAGTCAAAAACATTTTCCTAATATTATTCAATTAGGGGATGTTAATAACTGGAGAACATGGGATATCCCTTGGAAAGACATAGATCTGGTCATGGGAGGGTTCTGTTGCCAGAGCTTCTCTAGCTCAGGTAAGGGTAAAGGATTCATGGACGCTCGTGGAAGGCTTTTCTTTTGCTTCTCGGACATCGTAAAGCATTTAAGGAAGGAGACCAAAGGTAAGGTCCTGTTCTTGGGCGAGAACGTCCGGATGCGGGATGAGCATCGCCGGGTGATAACGGAAGAGCTGGGCGTGGAGCCGGTGGAGATCGATAGCGCCTTGGTCTCGGCACAGACCCGGCATCGTCTTTATTGGTGCAATTGGTCGGTAGAAATGCCGAAAGACAAGCATATATCATTGGATGATATTTTAGAGCATGACAAGGGATGGAATCCGGGAGCCATAAGAGGAAGATATATAGGAGTCATTGTCGGTAGAAGGATAGGAGAGGACGGGCATCGAAAGGATTATGACAAGAACGTGAAAATAACGCAATGTTTGGAGGTAAGAAGGGATAAAAATACTGTTTCTATTAAGAAAAGTAATTGCCTGACAACAGTCATGAAAGATAACGTGATATCATCATTACCGCCCGGAAGATATCTGAACGCCTTTGACCTGAAAGATAAGTTCAGATACCTGACTCCTGTGGAGATATGTAGGCTACAGACATTGCCGGATGATTACCTTGATGGGATAGCCCCGAATACGGCCATGTCTTTAGCTGGAAACGGATGGACAGTGGATGTGATAGCCCATTTGCTAAGAAGCATAGAGCATAAGCAGATGAATGATATTGTAAAGGAGTTTCGCAAGATCACTGATGAGCTTATGTTCGGATCATCAGAAACGGGTACTAATGTGACATGTGATAAACATGAGCAAAATGAAGCCATACGGAAGAGTCAAAACAGTTAAGGGGTCTTCATGGAAAAAGGATATACATCCACCAAAAGGACACAAGAATTGGTGGGAGGATATATGTGATCCTATATCTAGAAGTATTATGAAATTAAATTTCAAAAAGGAAATAAACAATCAAATTTGGTATGAGCAAAAGCAGGGAAATGATTAAACAGGAATTAAATTTATCAGATCAAGAATATAACTTTCTTGAAAAATATCAATCTATGAAATTATCACAGAGGTTTGGTAATGTTTTCGATAGATTAAAAAATGATAAGTCTAAAGCAATTTACACTCATGATGGGTCAATACAGTTGTTTTATATACAAGGTAAAAGAGTAGATAAAGAAGAATGGGATAAACTTCATAGATCATGATAATTACTAAAAAATGGTCAATGCCGAATAAAGAGACATTCAGCATAAGACCGATAAGGGAACTTATAGACAAATATCGAGAAGAGGGGATGGTTATAGTGGATCCGTTCGCCAGAAACAGCGATATAGGGACGATCACCAACGATCTTGACCCTGAGACTAAGGCTATATATCATAAAGATGCCACGGACTTCTTGTGTCATCTTGATGATAATATAGCTGATATGGTATTATATGATCCACCATATTCTGCGAGACAGGTATCTGAATCGTATAAAAGACTTGGAGGTGCTGTTAATATGCAAACAACGCAATCTAGTTATTGGGCTAAGCAGAAGAAGGAGATAGCTAGGATCACCAAGAAAGGAGGGGTGGTCATTACCTGCGCGTGGAACTCCGGCGGTATAGGGGCCGGGCTTGGTTTCGAGCAGCAGGAGATTCTTCTCGTGGCTCATGGGGGATGGCATAATGATACGATTGTTACTGTAGAAAAAAAGATCAAGGATTAGATGAAAGAAAGGATATTCACCACAAAAGAACAGGGAAGGGTGCTGGTCGAGGCCGGCCTCCCTATCTCTACCGCCAGCGGCTACAGGTCACTTGGGGTAGATAGACTTTATTCTATGGAAGATAACGCGGGC